CGCGCGCGTACGAGCTGCTGGCGAGCCCCCCGGCGGGTGTGACCACGCTGGAGCAGGTGGTGGAGCTTCTACCCCAGGCCAAGGACTTTGGCTGGCCTGACCGTGGCCCCATGACCCCGCCGGCATCGACCGTGCCACCAATTCAGGTTGGCGTCTGATGGGCACCGTCTCAGGCCCCCCGGTCTCGCTCAACCAGGCGCGTGCGGCGATGAACCGTGGTCCCGGGTCGCTACTGGAGCTGCGCCGCGGTGCCGGCATTGTGCCGAACATCCCGCAGAACCAGAATGTGCCGGCTGCAGGCTCTATTGGCTTGTCGCAGCTTGCCGGCGCTACTGACTACGTGCCGATGTCGGTTTCGGTCGCAGGTACTAACGTCGACCTGTTTCGCAACGAGCCGGCGCCGTCGACCATTCCGTTTACAGCAGCGCTTATCCCCAGCGTCACTAATGGCACGGGCAACTACAGCATTGCCTGGGCACTGGTGTCGGCTGATGGCATCAACAGTTTTAGTTGGTCGCAGCAGGGCACCCAGGCGCGGTTTTCTGGGAACGCGACCAAGAACGACACGCGGCGTCCGGTGTTTCAGCTAACCATCAACGATGGCGTTGCGGTGTACCAGGCGAACATCACGGCAACTGTGAACTACCGGACCGACGTATGACCCAGCGAGAGCTACTGGAGCGCCTGCACGTGCTGCTGACCAAAGCCCACGCAAAGTTTGGCCAGGAGGTCGACAGGCTGGAAGACTTCGAGCAGCTGGAGATTCAGGCGTTTTCATGTGGCCGCACCGGCGTGATCGCGTTTATTGGCGAGTACGTGCTCACCGGGTGGGAGGACCATGACATCCGCCGCGCCTCCCGGGATGCGTACCGCCATCTGGGCGACTGGCTGAAGGTCCACGGATTCACCCGCCACATGGTTTACCCGCGGAACTTCCGGTCGGTGATCCTGACGCGTAAGCTAGGCGCCAAGCCGGTCGGTATCGACCAGGACGGTTACGTCCACTACCTCCTGACTTACGATGATTTTCTGCGGTCCGAACAGGCCCGCCTCCACCCGAGCGAGAGCCGCCATGGGCAAGAAGTCCCCACCGCCGAAAGCGCCTGACCTGTCTGGCATCACCCAGGCGCAGCTGCAGATCGCCAAGGACAGCAACGCACTAGCCCAGGAATACCTGGGCTTGTCGCGTGAGCAATACGCGTTCATGCAGGAGAACGCCCGGGAGGAGCTGGACCTGGCGCGCACCCAGGCCGACCGCCTGTTCGAGTACCAGGAAAAGGCGTTTGCCTCGGACCAGGACGCCAAGGCATTCGCCCAAAAGGTAGGCCAGTCGCAGATCGATGCGATGAACCTGCAGATGGACTATGCCAAAAAGGACCGGGAGCGCTACGAGAATGTGTTCCTGCCAATGCAGGACAAGTACATCGCGGAGGCCAACGCCTACGACACGCCAGAGCGTCGTGAGCAGGAAGCCGGCCGCGCATCGGTCGACATCCAGCGGCAGGCCGAAGCTGCGCGCAGCAACAGCGACCAGCGCCTGCGCTCGATGGGCCTGGACCCCTCGCAGATGCGCAGCGCCACACTACTGGACACCCAGAGCGTCGCCTTGGCCGCGCAGCAGGCAGGTGCCGCCAACGCCGCTCGGCAGGGGGTGGAGGACCGCGGCCGCGCAATGCGCGCCGATGCGCTGAACGTCGGCGCAGGCCTTCCCGCTCAGTCCTTGGCTGGCTTTGCAGGCGCAGGCAACTCTGGCGCAGGCGCGCTGGGCGCGGGGCAGGCAGGGCAGCAGGCGCAGCTTGGTGCCATCAGCGGCGGTGCCGGTGTCGCCAGCACCGCGATGGGCTTCCGGTCGAGCGCGCTGAACAACCTGGCCAACCTCACTGGCTCGCCGACGCAGTGGGCGGGGATGGGCGGCAACATGCTGGGCCAGGCCAGCAGCGCCTACGGCAACACCGCCAACACGATGTCTCAGGGCTTCCAGAACGAGATGTCGAGCTGGAAGGCAGGGCAGGAGCAGGCACAGCAGGGCTTCAACAACATCATGTCGGTGGCCTCGCTTGCTGGCGGCATGATGATGGCCGAGGGTGGCGAGGTGCGCCGCGACCGTGCTGTCCACCGTGCCGAGGGTGGCGTCATCCAGCGCGAGCAGTTCCCGCTGGCCAGCGCTGTGATCGAAGGCGACTTCACGCGCATCGAGAACCCGAAGCAGATGGCCATCAGTGCACCCGCTGGTCCGAGCATGACCCAGCGCTTCGACTCGGGTATGTCCATGATGGGCCGCACTGACCCGGGCAATGTCTGGGCAGAGGGTGACCAGGCGCCCCCGCCGATGATGGTCAACCAGCAGCGCCTGGGCGGCGACAACATGGCGTACGCTGCCGAGGGCGGGTATGCCGGCGTGCGGAACCTGATCTCGCAGGTCCGCGGCCGCCCGCAGATGATGGCAGAGGGTGGGCAGCCCCAGCGCGCACGTGGCGCACTACCCGTGCGGCAGTCGCGCGACGTGCTGCCGGCGTATCTGGCCGAGGGCGAGTATGTGATCCCCGCAGACGTGGTTCGTTCTGTGGGCCTGGAAAAGCTGGACAAGATGGTGGCGAAGTACCACCGGGAGAACGCGTAATGGCACAGACCACCGGGGACGTCATTTCCCGCAACTACATGGCTGGCCGCGCAATCGGCGACGATTTCAGCTCCAGCCGCTTCTCGCGTAACGCCGCCAAGGTCCGCCAGGAATACGAGGACCGCGCCGCCACCGAGGGCAAGGCGCTGACCGACTACCTGCCGGAGATGGAGTCGCGCCTGCGCGAGCTGGCCACCTCCACCGGTGCGGCCCGCCGCGGCCTGGACGTGGACGACCGTTATGTGCGCAACCTGCGCCAGGACGCCATGATCTCTGGTGAGCGCCGCGCGGGCGCACTGGCCACCAGCGGCGACATCACGGGTGCGCAGCGGCAGCGCGCGAGCACCGGTTACGCGCTGGGCCAGTACGACGCAGGCGAGCAGCAGCAGCGTGCCGCAGAGACCACCGCAGCCACCACCGGCGCCATGCGCCCCGATGGCACGTACAACGCCGCCCAGGGCGCCCAGCAGATGGCGGGCATCGCCGCGCGCTACGGTGATGCTGCTGGCGCAGCAGGGCAGCAGCAGGCGGGCACCACGTTCCGCCTGGAGGCAGCGCGTGCCAAGGCCGACAGCCTGTTCAACATGGCCCAGAACCCGAACGCGTTTTCGCCGGACCAGTTCGCTGGTGCGTGGGAGGGCCTGAAGGAGAACGTGCCGGAGCTGACTGGCGTGGACCTACGCAAGGGTCCCGACGACGTGCTGTATCTGTACACCGGCGGCAAGGCCAGCGGCTCGTTTGACCCCAAGAACCAGACCGACGTCCAGGAGCTTTCGAGCCTGCTGTCGCAGTTCACCAAGGATCCGGGCGCGTCGCTGCAGGGCTACATGAAGACCCGCATGGAGTCGATCGCTGCTGCAAAGGAGCGCGACAACAAGGTCGGCGACGACTATCGCGGCGCGCGCATCGACGTGGTCAAGTCGCTCACCGACAAGGGAGTGCCTGCTGATCTGGCCAGCAAGGTCATTGAGGCGCAGAACAAGCTGCAGACGGGCTCCAATGGCTGGCAGCTGCAGGACATCGGCGAAGAGCCTGGCAGCTATCTGATGCAGAAGAATGGCCAGGTTTACACGGTTAAAACCAACGTACAGCCGGATCTGGCCAAGGGCGAAACCGGTGGCACGTTGCAGGTGTTCGACGGCGAGGGCAACCCCGTGTCGGCCAGCGTGCTGAACAAGGAGGACCGGGCGTCGATGTCCTCGGCGCTGATCGACCTGTCGGCCGCGCAGGCCGCGAGCAACTACCGCTTGAAGGCCGGCGTGGTCAGCGACCAGCTGAAGATCCTCAACACGCTGGAGGCGCAGGAGCGCGGCCTGTCGTCTGGCGGCACTGGTGCGTCGCGCGCCGACCGCAACAACAACCCCGGCAACATCGAAGACGGCTCGTTCGCCAAGGGCCTGCCGGGCTACGCAGGCGGCGATGGCCGCTTCGCCAAGTTCGAGAGCCCGGAGGCAGGCCAGGCCGCGCAGACCAAGCTGCTCGGGTCCTACGGTCGCCGCGGCTACAACACCGTGGACAAGGTGGTCGGACGCTGGTCGCCGCAGGCTGACGCGAGCAACCCGTCTGGCAGCACCGCCAACTATGCGCGCTACGTGGCGCAGCGGCTGGGCGTGCAGCCTGACCAGGAGCTGGACCTGGAGGACCCGAAGGTGGCGGCCGAGATGGCCATGGCCATGTACGAGTTCGAGTCGGGCAACCGCAAGCGCACCGGCGCCCTGCCGACTGGCAGCCGCACTGCGGTGTCGACGCCCACCCCGACGGATCCGGCGCGCGGTGGTAGCCGCTCTGGTGTCGAGCCCAAGCCGTCCAGCCGCCGCACCGCCATCAGCCCGGAGTACGTCCGCGGCGCTGCCGGCGAGCTGCGCAACATGGCGTCTGCGTTCGACCAGAAGCGTGCTGCCCTGCAGCGGTTCGACGAGGACATGGGCACCGAGCTGCAGGAGATCGGCGGACCTGGGTACCAGGGTGGCCAGCGTATGGCGATCCAGCGCCCCGTCAATCTGACCCCCGAACAGGCCCGCGTGCGCGATCGCTTGGCAGCCGAGGTGCAGCAGGCAGAGCGCAGCCTGCGTGAGGCAGAGGGCGAACTACGGTCCAACACCGGCGCGCTGAAGCGCCAGGCCAACACCAGCAAGGCGGCCAAAGCAGAGAATGAGCTTTACGCGCGGTATGGTGGTGCGGCAGACTTCTTCAGCCGCGCAGGCGGTTCACGCTAAATCGGGGGTCCTCGGATCCCATAACCGAGGTCAAAAACATGGCTTGGAACGACGAGACTCTGGACTTGAAGAAGGGGCCTGCTCGTCGGGCCATTGACCTCGGCCCAATCGACCAGCAGCTGGGCCAGAGCGCCCAGTCGTACGCAGCGACAGCCCAGGACACCGGCGCCCGCCTGCGGTCGATGACCACGACCCGGGAGCCAGCAGGCACCGGGTCTGCGTCGTTTGAGCCCGCCGAGTTCGCCATGAACTCCAAGACGGGCGAGATCGCACTACCTAACGGGTCGGTGGTCAAGGCCACGGCCCCGCTGCTGCTGCAGATCGCCACGCTGCAGAACGACGACGGCACGCCACTACCACGCATGCAGGCAGTGCCGAAAGGCTTCCGGCCGATGTCGCTGTCGGAGATCAAGAAGACGGTCGACGCCATCCCGACCGAGTCCGACTTCTGGGGTGAGGCCTACGCCAACGGCAAGACCACGCTGGGCCTGATGGCCTCGGCGGTCGACTCCATGTTCGGCAACGACGATCCGAACAACAGCTGGTCCAACGCCTCGCGCGAGCTGGAGAACGACCAGTCGATCGGCCAGATCAAGGCCTCCCGCGGCCGCTGGTACAGCTCCTTCGATTCGTTCCTCAACGGCCTGGGCCAGACAGCCGGCAACGTCGGCGGCACGATCCTGGGCGCGGTGCCGGTCGCAGGTGCCGCGGCCGCTGCCGGCGCAGCGAGTGGTGGTGGCGTCGGCTCAATCCCAGGCGGTGCGCTCGGTGCCGGCTTGGCCCTCAGCGGCGGTGCCGCGGCGTACGGCGAGCAGGCCACCGACTTTTACACCAGCGCCCTTGCAGCCATGGAGAAAATGTCTCCAGGCTCGCTGGAGCAGGAATCGCCGCTTTATCGCCAGGTTATCCGAGACAACCCGGGCATCAACCACGATGACGCCATGCGTGAGGTGGCCATCCAGGGCGCACGCGCGGCGGGTACCGCAGCTGGCGTGCTGGGTGCAGCTGAAGGCGTTGTGGGCGGCAAGTTGGCGGGTAACCTCCTCGCGCGCATGGGCGCAAGCCGCGCACTACTGGGGCCAGCGATGGACGCGGTGGCCAAGCGCGCAGGTGTCGGCGCCACTGCAGGCCGTATCGCTGGCCGTACGGTCGGCGGCGGCGCGGCGGCGGCAGGCGAGGAAATGGCTGAGTCCATGCTGGGCCAGTCGGCGGGTGCCGCCTACACTGGTGTCGGCAGCGACAACCCGATGGATTACGCCAACGCCGATGAAGGCTGGGCAGCAGCGCTGGGCGGCGGCATCTTCGGTGCGCTGGGCGGGCGCTCGCGCGCAGTCGACCCAGTGTCTGTGGCGCAGAACAGCGACATCGCGCAGGCGCTGGTGGCCGAGCCGAACGCCAACCGCGAATGGTCACAGCGCATGGAGCCGAGCCAGGAGCAGCTGATGCTGCCCGCCGCCGAGCGCCAGCCACTAGGCCGCCCGATGACGCAAGCGCAGCCCGCACCGGTGCCGCCGGAGCAGCGCCAGCAGGTCTTGATGCAGCTGGACAACGTGCTGTCCCAGCGCTTCGGGCCAGACTGGGCGGACAATATCGACGCGGTGGCGCAGGATCCAGGTGGGCGGCAGCTGGTCGGCCAGATCATGGCCATCGAGCGCGAGGTCAGCGCTGAGCAGGGCGCGCCAGCCTATCAGCGCGGCTACGCGCAGGAGCCAATTGAGTCCGGCCAGCCCGCCCCGGGCATGCAGGGCGAGATGTTCGGTGGCCGCTCGCTGCAGGAGGCACCGCAGCAGGCGCCCGCGCAGCAGATGCAGGCGCCGCCGGAGGACCCGAACCAGCTGATGCTGCCGCTGGGTAACGAGCTGCCCCAGGAGGAAGCATCGGCCGCGCCGCTGTCGCTGGCTGAGCGCCGTTCCGCGCAGGCGCAGCGTCAGGCGGAGATGCAGCGCATGTCCGAGCAGAGCCCCCAGGCCCTGCCGCAGGAACCCTCGCGCGCGCTTGAGCAGCAGATCTTCGACGCAGAAGACCAGATAACTGACCTTGAAGCAGCGATCTCGCAGCGTCCCGCGCGCGACCCCCGGCTGAAGTTCCTGCGCCAGGCGCTGAAGGAGCAGCAGGCCTCGCTCGCCGCGCTGGAGCAGCAGTGGCAGGAGGCGCGCAACGCTGAGGGGCCGCAGGGCGTTGCACCGGCCAACCGTGTCGACGCGCCAGAGCCCGCCGCTGCGCCACAGGAGCGTATGCCCGACGACCGCCCGATGGGCGTCGCACCGGCACCGATGGTGAACCCGGAGCCGATGTCGCCGGAGGAGGCCCAGAGCCGCGCGCAGACCCAGGCCGACCGTGCAGGCGGCACTGCCACCCCGGAGCAGGTGCAGGCCGCGGCGCAGAGCAGCCAGGAGCAGGTCAGCCCCTCCACCCCGGAGCCGTCGCAGGACCTCGTGGCGCAGGTGCAGGCCATGAACGACCCGAGCAGCCAGCGCGACGCGGTGTTTATCGCGGATGGCCAGCTCGATGCCCCGGCGATGGAAGCAATGGCGCCCAACACCATCGTGGTGCGCAAGCCCGGCGTGGGTACGCTGCTGACCACCAGCAAGCAGAAGGCCCAGGCGTTCCGCCGCGCCAAGCGCGATGCCGACATCCAGAAGATCCTCGGCTACAGCGAGGACAAGTCGGCCGTGATGGCCAGTGGCCAGGAGCCTACAGTGGTCCAGGCACGCACGCCCGAGGGAGCCGTTGCCGCAGAGCAGGTGGCCACTCCCGCGCGTGCCGCCGCTGCGCGCAAGGCCGTTGCCAAGCAGGCCCCCAAGGGTGCTAAGGTCGTCCAGACGACGGTGGCCGCTGCGCAAGCACGGCGTGCCGCAGCCGCGGAGCAGACCCCGCGCCGTGCTGCAGCGGTCATCGCCACATCCAAAGAGCGCTCGACGCCCAAGCGCAAACCCGCCAAGCCGAAAAAGGCAGACGATGAGACGACCCGTGATGAACGTGCGCTCGCGCAACCGGGAGCACCGCGAGAAGCCGCGGCGCCAGCAGCTGCAACGGCGGATACGATCGAGCGCGCTGCCACGCGCAAACCCGAGTCGGTAGCGTTCAAGGGCAAGCAGGTCCCGCTGGCCACCACGTTGGCGCGCCGATCGGGCAACCGCGGCGCCAACATCGACCTGCGCGTGGATGCGCTCGACAGCGAGGCAGCCAGCCGCGTCGGCACCATGCTGCGCACCGGCACGCTCAACCCGGTCGACCGTGCCAAGGCCGAGGCCTACCTGCGTGACCACAAGCAGCTGAAGTCGATGCTCGACGCGGCAGTGACCGCTGCCGAGGACCGCCTGCGCCCCGTCATGGAGAAGGCCGGCGCCGAGTTCACCCGCGAGGCCGAGAAGCGCCAGCTCGAGCTGGAGCAGGTGGCTGGGGGCGAGCGCCGCGCCAAGCCGCGCACCTCCCCACTGGCGTACCTGCCCCTGGTGCCGGAGGAGAGCCGCGGCTTCCTCAAGGCCGTGCGCGCTGAGGCCAAGGCAGAGCTGAAGGGTGGCTACCAGCCGTCCAAGTCGGTCGCGCGCCAGATGATCAATGGGATCTCTGGCAAGTGGGAAGCAGTGCTGGCCAACGAGAACCATGGCAAGCAGGTGCTGCAGGTCTTCGCCAACATGACCGATGAGCAGATGGAGAGCGTGCTGCAGAGCACCCACCAGCTGATCCAGGACAGCACAGTGGCCAAGCAGGTCATGCGCGGTGCCACCGAGGTCGCTCACGCCATGCGCCGCATGGAGCAGGACCTGTCGGGCAGCACCCAGAGCTTCAGCCTGCCCAGCTTCGCTGACCACCAGATCGACGGCGTGGACCGCCGCGTGCTGCCCAACGCCACCGAGCACGGCGACATCCCTGCAGCCGCACGGGGCGTGGTCAACGAGTGGGTGGCGCAGTTCGAGAAGGCAGGCAACAAGTTCAGCGCGCCGCTGCACGTCATGTCGGTGGCCGACGCCATGAAGATCGCACCGGGTGCGTTCCTCAATGGCCGCGTGCCGAACGGCAAGTTCATCCGCATGACCGACGACAAGGGCAAGGTGTCCAGCTACGTGGTGGCGGTGAACTGGGACCGGTTCACCTCGGAGGCCGCTGCGCTGGAGGTGCTGGCGCACGAGTATGGCCACGTGGTCACCACCGAGCTGTATGCGCGTGCCGACCCCCGCACCCGTCGCGCGATCGATGTCGCTTACGACCGTTGGATGGCCTCGCAGCAGGGGCGCAGCGTCGACGACATTCTGCGCAGCCAGATGCCCGGCATCGAGCGTGCTGCGTTCGCCGGGGGTGCTACCAACCGCGCCTACGCGACCAACTTCTGGGAGTGGGCGGCGCGCAACGCGGCACTGTACGTGCTGGACCCGAGCCGCCTGCACCTGTCTGCCGTGGAGAAGTTCTTTAAGGCGATCGGCGATGTCATGCGCAAGATCTACACCACCATGCTGGGCGGCCGCACCAACCTGGCGTGGGAGGAGGCGCTGGACCGGTGGGTCAACGGGTCACTGACGCTCAGCGAGATGCCCCGCACCGAGCCGGCCAACTTCAACCACGAGGAGTTCGCCGATGCGCGCGAGCCGGCGGGCGAGTCGCGCTCGATCGCCCAGCGCGCCACCGCGGCCCTGGCCCCGCTACGTGACGTGATGTCGGGGCGCGCAACGGTGGCTGACGTGCGTGAGACCATGCAGCCGCTGGTGGAGAGCAAGGCAGGCGACCGCCTGAAGGTGGCGGGGCTATCGCTGATGACCATGCGCCAGATCGAGCGCCAGTACCGCGACACGCCGCTCGGTGCCGCGCTGTCAGGGTGGGTGCGCAACCAGCAGCTGAAGTCCAAAACCGCCAACGGCGCCATGGAGACCGGCTCACGTTGGATGGAGCAGGCCAACTTGTTGGACGCCAAGGTCCGCACTGCGCTGGAAAAGGTGATGTACCAGGCCACGCACTTCGGTATCAATCCTGAGGTGGCGTTCACCGACAAGACCAACGCGCACCTTAGCCGCGGCAGCGACTATGTGCGCGGTGTCAACGAGAAGCGCTACACCGGGCTGCGCGATCTCTACACCGCGGCAGTGCGTGCCGACCCCCGCGTGGCTGACATCTACGCCGGCCTGCGCGATGCGTTCACCAAGATCCACGAGGACACCCTGGCCAAGCAGCTGGAGATTATCGAGGCCTCGAACTTCAGCGACAAGGCCAAGGAACAGATCGTGTCGCGCATCAAGGCGGCGCAGGCAGAGGTGCGGCTGGGGCCGTATTTCCCGCTGATGCGCTTCGGCAACTGGATCGTCAAGGTGCAGCTGCCGGCGTTCGCTGTCGGCAAGGGCGGGAAGGAAGGCGCCGACTTCTTCGACACGAAGACTCAGGCCCGCGAAGAGATGCGCAACCAGCGCGCGCTCAACCCTGGTGCACAGGTCACCGTCGAGCGCGTGCCCGATGAAGGCAAGTACCTGGTGCGCGTGTACCAGCGCGGCGTGTATTTCTTCGAGTCGGAGGCCGCGGCCAAGGCCGGCGCGACGGACATCATGCGCGAGGTGCGCGAGAACTACGACGCGCAGGGCGTGGACTTCGACGAGGCGCAGGCCGCCATGGAGCCGCTGGATGAGGGCGACAGCCTGGGCGCGGACAACGCCATCATCTCCCAACCGTTCAAGGGCCGGGAGGGCTACGAGCGCACGAAGGCAGGCTCGCCTGAGTTCATGCAGGAGGTGCGCAGCCTGGTCAACGAGAAGAAGCTCGACCCCGAGATCGCTGCCACCTTGGAGCGACTGGCGATCGAGGCGCTGCCGGAGAACAACTACCGCCAGTCGCTGCTGCCGCGCCAGAACGTGTTCGGTGCCAGCCAGCAGATGCTGCGTGCGTACGCGCATCGGTTCCAGGGCGCTGCCCACCACTACGCTGCCGTGGAGCACGGCAAGTCGATCAACACGAACTGGCAGCGCGCCTGGGAGGTCAACCGCTCCTACGCACCTGCGGGGCGCGTGCTGAACACGCTGCAAGCCAACCAGGCAGCACTGGCCGACCGCATGAAGTCGTCGACGGCCAACACCGTTATGAACGTGGTGACCGACGCCAGCTCGCTCTACAGCCTGGGCTTCAGCCCCGCGTACGTGCTCACAAACGCACTGCAGCCCTGGACCGTGACCGCCCCCACGCTCGCCGGCATGACGACCCCCGGGGGCCAGACGGTGGGCATGCTGAAGGCAACCAAGTATCTGCGCGAGGCCTACGCCGGTGCCATCCCGTTCTTCACCAAGCGCGGCATCAGCGACTTCGTCAACGAGGCCAAGGCGCTGGCGGGGCAGCGGGGCACCAGTGCCGGCTTGCAGGAGACCGCGAAGGAGATCATCACCAAGTTCGGTCAGACCGATGCCGAGCGCCGCATGCTGGAGTCGTTGCTGGAGCGCGGCACGCTGGACTTCAGCTGGCTCAACTCGCTGGAGGACGCGATGCGCGGCGGCGTGCTGGGCCAGAAGTGGGCGAACCTGCAGCGCCTGGGCATGGCCATGCCCCAGCAGGTCGAGGCAATGAACCGCGTGACCACCGCGCTGGCCGCATACCGGCTTGCCAAGGATGAGCGGCTGACCGATGGCAGCGAGGCATCCCTGCAGGAGTTCGCCGACGACACCGTGGCCGACACGCAGCTCGACTACAGCCGCATGAACCGCCCCCTGGCGTTCAACAAGGCTGGGTTCAACGTGATCCTGCAGTTCAAGCTCTACATGCAGGGCATGTACATGCTGTTCGCCCGCAACGCCGCGCTGGCGCTCAAGGGCACGCCGGAGGAGAAGCGCCAGGGCCGCCGTACCATCGCCTACCTGCTCGCCACGCACGCGGCCGCTGCGGGCGCCGCAGGCCTGGGTCCGGCCGCCGCCATGGCGAAGCTGGGGCTGGTGGCGTTCGCGGCCATGACGCCCGATGACGACGATGACTGGAAGTCGGGCGACCAGCTGCTGCGCGACATGCTGACCGACACCCTGGGCGACTATGCCGGCACAGTTGCCGAGAAGGGCTTGCCGGCACTGCTGGGCATCGACATGAGCGACCGCATCGGGTTGCCGGTGCTGGCCGACAGCCGGTTCGCCAACATCCGCGAGCAGGACAACACCGGCACCACCATGGACAAGTGGGTGCTCTACAGCCTGGGCGCGCCGTACAGCAATGCCAAGCGGGTGGTCCAGGGTGTGGCCGATGCGGCCAACGGTGACTTCTCCAGCGCAGTGAACGGGCTGCCGACCGCGGCGCGCTCGATCGCTCGATCGGCGAAGTGGGCGCGCGAGGGCATCGTCGACAAGAACGGCGATACGTTCGTGCCCCAGGATGAGTTGGGCTGGGGGAACATCGCCATCAACTCGCTGGGCCTGTCCCCGCTGGCCACCAGCCGCGCGTACAGCGAGCGCACCGAGGTCAAGCAGACGACCGCGCGGATCATCGAGCAGCGCAAGGAGCTGCTGCAGGCCAGTCGCACTGGTGATGACGTGGCCGATCGGATCCGCCTGTTCAACGCCAGCGTGCCCAAGCCGTTCCGCATCACTGGCAAGCAGGAGGAGTCGTCTGCGAAGTCGAAGGCGGCGCGCGAGCGTGGCGAAGCGTCCAAGCAGGAGGCAGCGGTGCGGCGCATGATCGGCGGATGAAACGAAGAAGCCCCGCAGCCTGTGGAGCTGCGGGGCTAGGAGACGACTCACCCAGGGGGACCAGGTTGGCCGGTGTCACCCGCCTCTCGTCGAGGTGACGATTGAAGGGTACGTCAGGGCTCGTTGGATGGCAAGGTGGGGCGGCCGTGCAGCGACTCAATCAAAAACTTGTTAGAGGCAACGGCCATCCTAAATGCATCAGCTGAGTCGCCCCTATTTATGCCGTAGCGAAGCGCATCCCGCCGCTGGGCTAGGATCCCATCGAGCACCGATTTACTGGGTGCCGGTGTGGCCGCTTGAACATCTGAAGCAGCTTCCTTGGTCGCCACCGCTGACACGCTCAGCCGGTTGTAGAGCTTGCGCAGCTCCCACCCACCACGCAGCGACAACCAACGAACATCGTCGCCTACGTACTCACCCGCCAGCTCTGGGTAGTGGACGCGCATACCCCGCAAGCGGCTTACGTAAAACTTGGCACGGAACCCAGGCACCATCATGTATCGCCTGCCGTTGTACGCGCCGAATTTCACCTTCGCTTGCTGCATCTCGGCCATGGTGAGCAGCTGCCGGTCGAACTCTGTGAGCTGGAACATGGTCAGCGCTCCAGTGCCGACTCCGGCACGCCTACCGCGATGCCGATGTCTTTGTTGATACGGCCAGGGATAAAGCACGACGCTGCACCGGTGTGCTCCAGCAGGTCGTTGGCTGCGTCGAGAAGCTGCTCCTGCAGCAGCTCGCGCTTACGCTCGTGCGCTTTGTAGTCCTCGTGGTTGCGGCGGCGGTCGCGTTCTTCGTCAAACATTCCCATGGCTTTGCTCCGGTTGAGAGGTGTTCTGGACGACCGTCAGCGCCGGCTTGGCCGTGCCCATCAGGTCGGTGTAAAGCATCTCGACGCAATGCGTCGACAGCGCGTTGTTGGTGCCGCTCATGTAGTCCAGGCGCCCGTGCCGCACCACTGCCGGGTTCCCGCTTTCCAACCACTCCATCACGGCCTTGAAGTTGCCGTTCTGGTCCCGCACGAACTCGCGCAGCAGCTGGATGGGGATCAGCACCGTGCTGCCCGTCCACTTCTGCTCCAGCGTTTTGCCCTTGATCTCGCCCATGATGCGCCGCGGCAGATTGTTGTTGCCGAGCACCGCCAGCCCATCGGGGCCGCCACGCATCACGAACTCGCCCATGTGCTGCAGCACGTAGCCGTTGAGGAAGTCCATCGGCTTCTTGCGGTCCGCCTCGAAGTCGGCGACCTGCTTGGTCCAGTGCTTGCGCAACTGCTGTTCCACGCCCTTCGTGTCGAACGCGTAGCCCATGCCGGCACCCAGCGCGGCACCGATCTCGATCAGCGCGCAGCACGCCGAGCGGAAGCGGTCACCGGCCGACTGCGACGCCTCGCGGTCCCACTTGGCGATGCGGGTCATCACCGCCTGGCGCCAGTAGGCCGCATCCTTGGATAGGAACAGGCGCACCAGCTGTGGCCCCAGGAACCCATAGCTGTGGCGTAGCGCCATCAGGCTGGACTTGATCTCGCCCATCTTGGCCGGGTCGATCACCAGCGGGAACAGGCGCATCTCGAACACGCGCGCGGCTTCGGCGGTGCTGTCGGGGCGGTACTGCTGCAGCTTTTCGTGGATCGAGTTGTTGGCCGTGGCAATCGCCGCCAGGCACCAGCGGGTGCTGCCGCCCGCGCTCAGCTTCGCATCGCTGGTCAGGCGGTGCTTCTCGCGCCCTTGAGTGATGGTGTAGACGTAGTCCGACAGCGCACGGCCTTCAACGTTGGTGAACTCGTCGATCACCATCGGCATGTTGCCCGTCACCGCGGCCAGCTTGAACGTCGCATTGGCGGTGTCGCGGAAGTCCTTGCGCAGCACGTCAGGCGCCCCCCAGATCGACAGGGCGGCGTCGCACAGGGTCGACTTGCCCACGCCCGACTCCGGCGAATAGGCGTTCATCAGCACGCCATCCAGGCCGGTGAAGACCATCAAGGGGCCAGCGATGGCCAGGGCCAGCACACACTGCCGATCGACGCCACCGGAGAGGCAGATGTCGAACGCCCGGCGCCATGCCGCGGCGTCGCCAGCGGTGTGGTAGCCCTCCATCTCCTCGGTCGCGCCGGAGGTGCGGATATGCTCGAACGAGCCGTCGTTGCGGTACACCTGCGTGCCCAGCACGAACGACTTGAGGTCGTCGGACCAGCCGCACCGGCCAGCGATCTGGCTGGCTGCGCGAGCGCGCTGCAGAGAGGTCAGGAACTCGGTCATGAATTTATCCACGAAGTCGACGGCGTTGCGGCGGCTGCAATACAGCCCCTTGCTCATCAGTTTGTTGTAGAAGCTCTTTGGCTCAGCGAAGTCGCGGTTGTCGAACTCGACCTGCACCGTGCCATCCAGGCCGCGCTCGAACGTCAGCACGACCATGGAGCGGTCACCCACGTTGTCCAGCATCCGCTCAACCGCGCGCAAGCGGTAGTCGAGCATGTGCCGGTTGTACATCTTCTTGACGCCCTGCGCGTCCGGCTCGCTCTCGACCACCTGTGTCGGGTAGCCGTCGGCAATCAGCAGGCGTGCAGTGATTCGGCCATCAACCACCTGGACGGTGGTGCTCTGGCCGATGAGAAAAACCCCAACCTGTAACGGCGCTGGGGCCGCAGCTGCCGGGCTCAACGTCGCACTCGCCGGGGGAGTGGCAGGCGCATCTGCGGGCGGGTCCGCAGGTTGAGGGGCAGGCTGCAAAACGGCACTGCTGGAGTGCGCAGGCGCGACGAATCGGCCCAGCACCAGCGGTGAAGAGATCTTGCCCCGATGGGGGCAGGTAGCGCATTCCGGCATGCCCGCGCCGGCCATCTGCACGCAGCGCGGCGGATGATAGTTCTGGTGCTTCGTGAGCTGCCATTTGGCCTGGAAGGCCTGCTCGCTGAACCCGGCGTGCCCCACAGACACGCCACGCGCAACGCGCAGCTTCAGGTCATCGGTGTCGTCGGACTTGTTGATCAGGTCCAACGCCTTTTTCCACAGCGGCTCGACAGCATGCGCGCCACCGGTGGTGACCATCGCCAGCATGCCGGGGCACTGCTTCAACAGGTCGCGCAGGAAGTACGGCTCATGCATGTTCGCCTGCAGCTCGGACTGCATGCCGCGCAGCCCCGCCGGCACCGCCGCGTTGGTGAACGAGACGTCAGCCTGTGGCAGCGTCAGCACGACTTGCTCGGGGGCGATGCTGTCGCCCACCTGCAAGATGCGCACTTCCGGGCAGTTGCCCGCAGCCACAAACGCCAGCTTGTTGTTGTGCGTTCCGGGCAGGCGCAGCACGCGTGCTGCATCGGTGGTGGTGGTCAGGTCGACCATCAGGCCAAACTGCTCGCACGCGGCGCGCAGGCGGCCTGCCATCGGCATCCACTCGACCAGGGTCACGTCCCGGTCGAACGACCAGTAGATGTGGAACCCACCGCCGGAGTCGATGATCCACGGCTTGGGCATCGTGTAGTGCTGCACCATTGCCAGCAGCTGCGACAGCGCCACGCGGCGGTCGGTGTAATCCTTGCCCGGGCCAACGTCGATGTCCAGGCGCAGGCAGCGGTGCCAGGCAGCGTCAGTAGCGACGCGACGCGGCTTGTTGAACTCGTTGAGGGTGGCGCCTGAGAAGCCGCCGACGGCGAAGTAGCAGTTGCGCTGGTTGGCGTCGCCCCACACACCATAGGCGATGATGTCGCTGGTGTTGCCAGCCGGATAATGGCGCTGGCCCGGCTTGAAATCAGGCTGCCCGTTCTGGCCAGCCGACGCCAAGGCGAAGCGGAGCCCCTGCATTGGGAGCACCGCATTTAGAAACTGTGTGACAGACATTCGTCCCCCAGGGATACGTAAAAGAGGTGGCGAGACCCGCTCCCGCCACCCAACGCTCAGCCCCGATTAGGAGCCGAGCAGCGCATCCACATTGGCGAACATCTGCTGGGTCGGCTCAGGAGCTGCTTGCACGGGCGCCGCGCCGGTGGGCGGGACGAGCGCAGCGGGTTGAATCGGTGCAGCCTGCACCGGCGCTGGCGCGGCGGCTGCGACCGGCTCCATCAGGCGGCCGTCGATCAGCTGCTGGTCGGTCCACTGTCCGGCCTTGTAGGCGCCATAGGTCGTGGTGGCCAGCGCGGTCATGGCATAGCCCGCCGGGGTGTCGTTGGCAGGCGCTGGCGGGGCCGGAGCGGGCGCCGGGGGAGCAGGTGCGGGGGCAGGCGCTGGCGGGGCCGGAGCGGGGGCCGGAGCGACAGCCTGCTGGATCGGCACCACATTGTTCGGAGCCGGCGTGGGCGCCGGCTGCACCTGCTGTACGGGCGCCGGAGCCACCGGAGCGGGTGCTGGCTGGATCGGGGCGCCCATCGGCGCCGGCGCAGCAGCCCCACCATTGAGCAGCGCATCGACCGACGCACCCGTGGCCGGCGGCGGGAGCTGTGCAGCTGCCGGTGCCGAGGGAGCCGCGGTCTGCCCGGTGTCCAGGACCTGCTTGACGAACGCCGAGTCGCGGCACTTCAGCATCTCCTGCGCCTCACCCTCAGTGAGGATGCGCACGGCCGACAGCAGTAGCTTCGGGTACGACAGCGCCTGGTCGAACTGGATGCGGGTGATCACGCCGAAATACGGCAAGCCCATGCCCTGCAGCTTCTGGTCATAGTCGGCCAGGGTGCGCAGCGAGGCAGCCGGCACGCGCAGCAGCATCGGACCACCGAACTTCACATTGTCGAAATCGGGGCGGCCGATGTCCTGGCCGTTCGGGCCAGCCTGCCCGGTCGGGTTCACCGGCACGACGATGATCTTGCGGGTGTCGGCGCAGGCCTTGCCACGGCTGCCGGTGTCGGCGTTGGTCTTGGAACCGAACGCGTTCATCGGGCACATGCGGCAGTCGGTGCAGTGCTGGCCGGTGGCCGGCACGATCGGGCGCTGCTCGAGCGGGGCCAGGGGGGTGATGCCGTCCTCAGCCCAGCAGTCGGGCTGCTCGCTCGCGCCTTCGGTGTAGCCGTCGCGGTAGTAGGTCTTGGACAGCTCGGCGCGGGCGCGCGGGATGACCACGTCGAAGTGCTGCGCAGCGTACAGCTGGCCGTTCATGTTCACGGTGAGCTGGGTGTCGGCGCCGCCGTGCTTGATCTTGAAGGACTTGCCCTTGATCGACACGATGGCGTAGCTGATGCCGACGTTGGACTGCATTTCGCTCGACTGCATGTCAGCCATAAGCGAGTGCAGAACGGCCGGAGCGGCAAGCGCGCCGCCATTCTGCTGGAGGAGGGCGAGAGGGTTGTCAGACATGGGTGGCCTCGATTATTTGCGAACGTTGAGAGTGACGATGGACGAAACTTTGAGCCCCGCAGGCATTGGCTTGCCTTCGGAGATCCAGTTCTCGATGGCTTCCTTAGACGCCCGGTTCTCGTAGAAGTCCGGTCGGCTATTTGCTTCAACCCACGTGCGGAACGCTTCGGGGTCTTCAACGGTGTAGCTGGTTCGCGTCGACTTGAACGCGGTGCCAGAGTTGGTCTGGACTGAGTTTGCGCCTGCGTTGTTGAGGGCGTCAAGCATCAGCGTTTCCAGTTGCTTCATCGCATCACCAAAGGGCTTCAGCTCTTTGGCGTGGCGTGTTTCAATCTCTTTTTTCTTGTCCCGCAACTGGCGGAACTTGTCGACCAGCATATCCATCGGCACGCCTGGCGGGCGAGGCCCAGGGGCAGCGGGCGGTGGCGCGGGTGCAGCAGTCGGTGCCGGCGCGATGGCTGGCATTTCAAATGCAGGCTTGATTGTCACGAGAGGTCTCCGAGGTCTTGCGCTTCAAACATATCGAGCAGGAGCTGCTGCACGTTGCCACGGCGTTCGAGAGTCTTGAAAATTTTCTCTTCGACCTTGGTGGCGACCAGCATCAAAATCAGCTGGCTGTGCTTCTGCCCTGCTCGCGTGATCCGGCCGTTCGCCTGTTCAAACGTCTCCAGGCTTTGCGGCGGCCCCCACCACACGATGGTACTGGCTTCGGTCAGAGTCAAGCCGTGCGACATGCACTCTGGATGTGCTAGCAGCACCTGGGGGTCGGGGCTGTGCATGAACCGGGTAAATATCTGCTCACGCTTGGTGTTGCCCACGTCACCCGACACGAAGTCGCAGGTGTGGCTCTTAGCCACGTGGGCAACCAGACGCTTTAACGACGACTTATAAGGCGTAAACACGATCACCTTGCTGGCCGATTGCTGGATGGCTTCGTCCAGCAGTTCGAGTCGGCTCGACACATCGAACTCCACTTCGTTTCGGTCCTGGTCGTACACCACGCCCAGTGCCACCTGCAACGATTTGTTGATCACATCGGCGCCGTTGACCGCCTTGATATTCAGCTTCTCGATGGCGCCTTGATCCTGCAGCATCAGCACGGCCCGGCGCGCGTCCTCAGACAGCACGGCCTTGCGGGTGATCATCTGGCACGGCGGCATGTCATAGCATTCGTCGCGGGTGAAACGCACAGCCGGCTTCATCATGGCGAACACGCGGTCAGTGGCGTCGCGCTTATTCACCCAGCGGAAGTCGGTGACCTTGGTTTGCACGCTCTCGCGGAACTTGGTGAACGACAGGCTCCGCAACGCTTCGGGCGTGATCATCTTGACCTGGCCATAGGCGTCGGTGGCGGCGGTCGGCATCGGCGTGCCGGTCAGGCCGGTGACACGGTCGATGCGCTGCACCAGCGCGCTGGTCTTTTTCCACATCTCGGTCTTGGCGTTCTTGTACACCGACAACTCGTCCAGCACCGCCATGGCGATCATGGGGGCAAACGCCAGCAGCTCGTCGATGATGGTCTCCACACCGTCGTGGTTGATCACCAGCACGTCGGCGCCGGAGTTCAGCTCCTTGAGGCGCTTGGCCTTGGAGCCGTGCAGCACCGCCACGTTGAGCCCCGGGAAAATCATCGCCACCTCGCGCTCCCAGGTCTGGCGCAGCGTGGTCAGCGGCGCGGTCACCAGCAGCTTGCCGTAGCCGGGGGTGGTCTTCTTGAGGTAGTCGTAGGCGAACAGCGCGGCACGCGTCTTGCCGGTGCCCAGGCCGTTGAACACGTAGCTGCGCTTGTGCGTGGTGATCAGCGCGGTGGTAATGCGCTGTGCGTCGAACGGAGTAGTGCCGCGCCAGTCGTAGCCCAGCATCACCGGCGGCTGCACTTCATACCCAAGGTTGCGCAGCACCTGCGTTTCGTCGACCTTGTGGGGCACCAGCATCATCGCCTGGCCGTCGCTAATGAACGACTTGGCGTGCGGCACCATCACTGAGATGCGCGGGTCGGCCGGCACGATCAGGTGGTCGCGGTAGTGGATGGGCTTCATGGTTCGTAGGGCTCCCTCGGTTCAACGGTTTCAAGCCAATATTTCAGGTACGCCAGCGCGGTCTCGTCGACGATGTCGAACGTGGCAGCGCCGGCTGCACGGAAGTCGCGCAGGTTGAGCTGCTGCCGGGCGGTCGGTGTCTCATTCTCGTCGAACCGTTTTATCTCCATGACCAGGGCGTTGCCGGCGAACACCCCCACTCCGTCGAGGGTGTTCATGTACGCCGAGCCCGCGTTCCAATCCATGCGGTAGGCGACGCCACGCTGCGCCGCTACCTGTTTCAACAATCGCTTGACCTTGTCCTTGACGCGTGACTCAGGCGTGCTCATCGCTCAGCTACAAGCAGCAATGGCGCGGGGCTGGGGTTCGTAAGGATGCGCAGATCAATGGTCGACGACGCAATGTCGATCAGTGTCTTTTCACGGCCTTTGGGCGCGTCGAACAGGCGGGCAGTTACCGTGATGCCGCACGCCCCGCCGCCAACGCTTCCAGCCGGCTGCCCCAGGTGGATCTCGATGCTCAGCCGCTCGCGCACCAGCCGCATAAACGACTCGCCGAACGCGTCCATCGTGGCGTCGGTGCCCTCTTGCAGGTCACTCATGGCACGTCTCCGGCGGGTATACCTGCTTGTCGACCGCACCGCTAGGGGACTGCACGCGGATCGACACGATGTTGCCGGCGTCGTCGTTGTGCACCACCACCTTGCAGCGCTCGAACCCAGCTGCGTACAGCTCGCTCTGCCGGTGCTCACCGTGCGCCACCAGCTGCCGCTTCCACTCGTCCGGCATCGGGCCGTCGTGCCACTGGATGTCGGTGCCGTACTCCGGGTGGCCGTGGATCTGCAGCATGTCGCTCAGGCTGGAGAAGACCGACACCGACTTGCTGGCCGTGAGCCACTTCAGCACGCAGCTGCCGTCGCTGAACACCACGCCCTCGAACTGCGGCGCGTCGTCCGGGTTGGCCTGCTTCTCGTTGTGCACGCCAAGCTCGGAGAGGTTGCGGCGGTAGGCGGTGAATCGACTGATCATTGTTTCCCCTTTGCGGCCTCGCGGGCCAAGCGTTCGTCGGTGGTGTTGTGCGGACAGGCCTTGTAGGGGCACCAGCCGCACAGTGGGTTGGGTGTCGCCGGCCAGTTGTCGGTCAGCTTAGCCTGCTCCAGGTCCCGCACGCGGCTGATGAATCCGTTCCACAGGGTGGGCTCGTCGGTCTTGTAGACGATGTGCGGGTGCACCCGGCCAGCCTTGTAGAACACCAGGCCCGCATTGACCTGCTGCACCTCTGGGAAATGCCGAAAGATCATCAGCGCCATCAGCTCGATCTGGTCTTCGCTGACGCGGTACTTGCCAGACTTCCAATCGAAGTAGTAGGCCTTGGCACCGTTCACCTTGAGGTAGTCGGTCGCGCCGCGCACCCAGCCCTCGTTCCAGTCCTTGAAGCGCGTCGGGGTCATATCCTGCTTCAGGCACATGGCATATTCGACATACTGCTGGCCGGGCGCTGCCTTGATCTTGTCCAGCAGCGGCTTAAACGACACCACCTCCGGCGGAAGCATCAGCCCCTTCTGCAGGTAGTGCTGGATCGCCTGGTGCTCAACGTCGCCGACATAGTTGGCGTTGTTCACATCACTGACGATCTTGGCGATCTTGGTTGCCCAGAACTTGCGTGGGCAATTCTCGAACGTGTTGAGCGCGCTGTACGACCAGGGCTGGATGGGCTTGTTGGTGGGCGCGCTCACAGCTGCACCGCCTTTGGTCCCTTGAACGGGCTGTCTTTGAATGCTTCGTCCAGGCGCTGGCGGATCTGCACCGCAGTCGGCCACAACTGGTCAAAGCGCAACACCAACTCAGCGCGCAGCTCACCTTGCCCGACAGCGAGATGAGCGTACCGCTTTTTCGGCCCGCACCAGTGCGAGTCACTTACCTCCAGCCCATATTCTTCAACCAGCTCAACGATACGCAGTAAAACCTGCGCACGCAGCGCCCACTTTCCAACCTGCTGCAGCGCAAACAATGCCGCTGCCAACAGCAGCGTTTCGATGATGAACTCTGTCACTGGACGTCTCCCCGAATTGCGAAAAGGATCATGCCGAACAAAAACAGCAGCGCGCTGATCGACAGCAAGATGTCGCCGACCTGCCACCAGTGCTTGGCCAGCCAGTAGAAGACTAGACTCAGCGCCAACAGAGTCAAGCCCAGAGCAGGTATGGGATTGCGCTTGACAAAATTGAGCATCACTTGCACTCCGCATAGTTGCGGGCGATGCCGACCTCGCAATCAAGCGGCAAGTCGGGCGCCCAGTAGGGGTTGGTGGTCATCGCCCACTTGAGCGTGTCTTCGACCCACCGTTCGTCCAGCCCTTCATCGAACAGCACCACCAGTTCGTCGTGCACGGAGAAGACCACGTCGAACACCTTGCGGCCGTCGGCGTACTTCACCGTCTCCAGCCGCAGCAGGGCGTCCGACACGAACAGCCGCGCCACTGCCTGGGTGATGTTCTCTACCAGCTTGCCGCCGTACATCTTGCGGCGCATCTTGCGGCCCTTCATGACCCGCTCGTAGGACCACTCGGTGCCGATCTCGCCCTCGCCTTCTTTCTCCATCAGGCGCAGGTCGGGGTAATACAGGTAGGACCCGTTCGGCAGCCAGATTTTGCAATCCTTCACCGGGTAGGGGCCGATCGCCGAGGTGGTGCCGTAGGCGATGTGTTCCAGGTTCTGCTGCGCGGTGTACCAGAACTTCTTGATCAGCGCGCGCTTGTTGCGGTAGCCGGTAACGGTGCGCGCGCCGAACTCGATCGACGTGTCGGGCAGCACCATGCCATCACGCTTAGCCGCCACCTTGAGCGAGTGCAGAAACTTCTCTGCGCCGCACTGGTAGCCGCACTGCAGCTCGGTGGTCTTGCCAACGAACCGCTCCACCTGGTGAATCGTTTTGCCCGTCTTCTTGGTGACCTCGTAGCCATACAGCGCCGTGGCCTGGTCAGAATACACGTCGCCGCCGGCACGCAGCAGGTGCAGCACGTCGTGCTGGCCAGACTGCCAGGCATTGACACGCAGCTCGATCTGCGACAGGTCGGCTGCGGCCATCTTCTTGCCAGGGGGTGCCTCGATCGCACGCCGCAGCGGACTGAAGTCGATGACCGGCTGCCCATCGGGGCCGATCATCGTCGTGTTGTCGGGGTTGCGGCGCACCTTGTTACGCGGGAAGTTCTGGACGTTGATGTTGTCGTCGCCAGACCAGCGCCGTGTCGGCGTCGCACCGGCGTACACCATCGGCATCGGCATCGGGCCGCGCTGGCTGATGCCGATCAAGCGCTTGAGCCGCGACTCGACGATCGACGACTTCGCACCGATGCGCGCTTCAGCGAGCCCAACCACCTGCTCGTCGTCGCTCTCCAGCAGCTCCATGAACTCCAGGTCCTGCTTGGAGAAAGCCCACACGCGCTTCGCTGTGCCATCCGCGTTCTTCTGCTTGGGGCTCAGCTTGGTAGGGGGCTCTACGCCCACTGAGCGCAGCGCAGCGGCCATGGCTTCGTCTGAGCGCAGCACCGACACATCCAGCACGCCGCACGCATGCAGCAGCGTGGCGCGCCGGGTCATGTAGGCGGCCAGCTCCTCGCGCAGGACGGCTTCGTTGAGCTGTAGCTTGGGCTCGACGTAGGCGCGGATGGTCCAGTCCTGTAGGCGCATCTCCTCGGCCAGCGTGAGTGGCGCCATGATCTGCAGCAGGTCGAAACACATCTCCGTGTCGTTGACGCAGTAGGACCCGTAGGCCTCCATCTCGGTGGGGCTGAAGTCGGCGCGGCGCTTGCCGGCGGCCTTTACCACCTCGTGGCCCTTGCGGCGCTTCAGCTGGAAGTATTCGCCCAGCTTCTCCAGCGAGCAGCTGGTGTGCAGCCCGACCAAACCGCGTGCCATCGACATCGTGTCGATGTACTTGGCGGGGCGCAGCCCGAACCGCCAGTTCAGAATGGCGGCGTCGAAGCGGTTGTTGTGCCCGGCCATTGCCGTCTTCGACCAGTCGACCTGACGCAACACCGACAGCTGGTAGGCCGCGTCACCGGTGTGCCACTGCGCCGGCTGGTTGCCTAGCTTCAGCGAAAAACCGATCGACTCGAACAGCGGGCTGCGGATGTATTCCTCCGTGGTCATGTTGCGCAGACCATAGTGCGGAGGGTCGTAGTAGGTCTCAAAGTCGACGACGGCCAGCATCAGCGCTCTCCGTGGTTCAGGAGGCGGCGCATGTCGGCGGTGGCAGCAGCGTAGCCGGCACGCAGCGCTTGCCGCAGTAGCAGCTCAACGTCGTGCCTCAGTGCTTCCGGCATCTGGGCGTGGAAGCTGTACACGGTGACGTCCCTGGTGACTTGGTCGCACACGACGGTGCTGCCGCGCACTTTCAACGTTGACGCCTGGGCGGGGTGCGGCAGGTTATGGACACCCGTCTGGTCCGACGGGGGAGAGGGAAGCTGGATCATGTTCATGTGTGCTCCACGATGTCACGGTTGAGAGGCCCGCCCAGGTGAGCGGCTTGGGGGTGTTCTTGATGCGGTGCCGCGCGGTGGTCTGCGACATGCCGATGCGCTCAGCGATCTGCGGCACCGAGTACAGCTTTCCTTCGACCACCACAGCGTAGCGCTGCGCTGTCGCACGGCCTGCGCGCTTACCGTGAAGCCGCGCGCGTTCCTGGCTCAGGGTGAAGTGGCCGGGCTCGTTGGTGCGGTATGTCACGGCTTGGCCTGCTGGTCGGCCTCACTCCAGCCGTAGTTGTAGGTGTTGAAAAACAGCTCCCGGACTTCGGCATCGATCTGCTCGTCGGTCGCATCGTCGGGCACCTCGATCTGTCCTCGATCGTCATCGTTTTTGTTCGCGTACGGATGATCAAACGCGTAGTTGATAATCCTGCTCATGCATCACCCCGGCCCACCGCTGCCGTATGGAGTTTGGCGTCTATTTGTTTTGAAGCACTGTACATCGCTTCGTAAATTTCTTTTACCAAAATAGCCTCAGATAAGCCCGGCCAATTATGGTAAGCGGATATGCCGGCATCAATAATTGTGGAGTGCATAATTGTAGTACGTTGATCCACCCCGACCGGCTGGCGGGCGGCGAGGGCGTCCAGCACCGTGCGAACGTCGTCGCGGAATTCTTCATCAAGGCCTGCAATATAGGCGCGCTCCAGGCGCGCAACTGCTTGCTTCAAGTCGCTCATAGCACAATCTCCGAATAGCCATCAGGCAACTGTTTGGAAACGCCGCGCGCCTCCATCTCATCCAACCAGGCATCACTGGGGGCTGTCGTCCGCGGAACCTCAGCGATGCCGCACAGCGCGCGCACCATGACGTCCGGCACGTGCCAGAGGGAGAAACCGACAGCCTTCTTGCCGTCAGCGCTCTGGTAGTACCGTTGCCGCATCAGGCGGGCTGCGCGCTCGCGTTTTTCGTGAATGCTGCTCTGCATCGCCAGGAGTTCTTGCAGCACCGTGTTGAGCGCCGCACGCTGGTCATCGGTGCAGGTCTGCGTCAACGCCTGCAAGGCAGGCAGCAAGTCAGGGCGCTCGCGGCGCAGCTGGTCGATTGTGGTCTGAGTGTCCATGGTTCCTCCAATTAAAACGGTTTTAACTGCCCTTGGCCCTGCACCCTCGCAGCAACCCCGGCTCCCGGGGCCGGCCTGCAGCGCTAACTGCAGGCGGTGTGTAGTCGCACCCCATCCCGGTAGCCGCATGCATTCGACAGCGGGTGAGGGGGCAGGGCCAAAGGCAGCGCCGAGTGTGAGCCCGGCGCGGTAAATCAGCGCAGCGGCTGTGCGCGTTTAATGTGCTGCATCTCTGCTTCGCTGACCAGACCCAGCGTGTGGCAGGCGTCCAGCATGGTGGGGTCGACGACACACAGCTGCCACACCGCCAGCCGTTCGAGCTTCACAGCGTCGCTGCGCATGCCCAGGTTGTGGGCGGTCACCGCCGCCATGCCGACTTTCTCTGCGCGGCGCAGGGCCTGGCAGTTGGCGTCGAACACCGGGGCAGCGGCACCGATGCTGACACCGAACCCGCTGGCGCCGCCGCTGGCCGTGCCACCGCAGTAGTCGCTGGAGAAGCTGACCGATGCGGCCAGGCCCACCGGCGTGTTGCCGCGGAACGTCTGGTCGATGCGCTGGCGGCCCGGCGCTTCGGACTGAATGACGACCTGGTTGGCGTTGTTGGACTGGCTGCCAGCAGCAGACTGGCTGGAGCTGGCCGAGTCCGAGGTGACGCTGGTCTGCGCCATGGCCGGACTGGCCAGGAGCAGGAGGATGAGAGCGAGAGGCTTCATGGTGGTGTCCCGTTGGAGTGGAGGGGCCGGCAGCGGTGCCACCGGCCCAGTGGATCAGCGACCGAAGCCAGCGAAACCGCCGAAGCCAGCGCCGTGGTTGACGAAGGTGCCCCAGGCGCCAGCGTTGACGTCGGTGCCGACTGCGCCGCTGCTGAAGCCCTTACCGCCGCCAGTGACGGCTTGGTTGGACACGCCGGTGGAATAGCTCTTGATGTCCGAGCCGGTCACGGTGCCGTTGCCACTGAACGAGCCGTAGGCCGAAGACTGGCCGCCGCCTGCGTTGACGGTCGAGTTGGCCGCGTAGCCGTTGCCCTTCACTTCCGTCTGCGAGGAGGAGCCACCAGTGGAGACGCTAGAGCTGTGGCCGTTGACCGAGCCGGTCCAGGCGTTGGCGCCCAGGCTGCCGGAGTAGCTGGTAGCGGAGGCGGCGCCGACGAACACGGAGGCGGCAACCAGAGCGAGGGTGAGCAGATTCTTGAACATGATGCGGTTTCCTTTTTTGAGAGGCGCATAAAAAACACCGCAGGGTGCGCCGATAGCCCTGCGGTGGATCACGGTATATCTGGGCTGGATGCCGAGGCTACGCCCGGCACCCCCAATGTCAAGCTACCCGCCTTTACGGCGGTTTGCGGTGCGGGTGAGGATCTGGCGGTTGGACTTGGCGTTGTTCATCGGGTTGCCGTCCTTGTGGTCGACTTCCTTGCCATCACCCTTGCGCACCCGGCCCGCCTTCACTTCAGCGGCGCGCGCCGAGTTCCGGCTGGCACGTGCTGCGATCTGCTCCGGCTTGCCGTGATAGCTCTTGTACTCCTGCTTGTAGTCGCGCTCACGCTTGGGCATCGGTCTTCTCCAGCTTGCTCACGTAGGCGTCGATGCCGCCGGCACGGCGCACCGATCGGAACAGGGACGTCAGCGTGTTGGCGTTGACGTTGTGGATTTTCGCCAGCTGCACCACCGTACGGCGCTGCTCCGGCTTCTCGTGGTTGTAGCGGTCCCACGCCTTGCGCACTGTTTCCAGCGAGCACGCGCGGGGGGCTGCCGGCTTGTAGTCCGGGTCGAACTCGACGCGGGGGTAGGTCTTGCAAGCACCACGACCGCACGACTTGGTGCGGCCATACAGCAGGGAGTCGACCAGCACTTCCTTGGCGCGCCCGCAGCGGCACTTCACAGTCGCCACGCGGCGGCCGTCCTTGGTCTCCTCACCCAGGACGGTCAGCGTCCCGTAGCGCTTCGCCAGTGGCTGCGATTTTTTCATAGTCGTTTGTCCTTGGATCCAGGTCGGTTGTGAACAACAGGTCTAGGCCTGTGTGCTCGCGGTAAGTCTGTGCCGCCCGAGTATAGGACAAAATGGTTGGGGGGCCGTTATGACCCAGCTCGCAGCCTTCGACCAACGGGAAAACTTCGACGCTATTGAGCGCGGCGCGCCAGTCGCTACTGCGGCTTAGCGTGGATCCATCCAGCGTCACCCTGGCAGCCAGCATGCACGGCGCACGCGACACCATCACGTCGAGCTCGTTGCTCAACAACTGCTCAAAGATCGGCTGGCAACCGGGGTCAGCGTTGATGTCAGCGAACAGGTTGCCGAACGTGCTGCCGTATTCAGCAATTAGCGCCTGTCGGTTCATCACCGCATGCAGCTCAGGGTCGAACCGCGCGGCGGGGTGGAACATGCGAAAGTTGCGGAACATCATCGCCGAGATCTCCAACCCCCACCCGCGCAACGCCAGTGCCTTGAACATCACGGTGCTGTCTCTGCGCATATAGTCAGCGTCCAATCGCGCATCGGTAACGCACACCACTTCGTAGGGGGCACGCACCGACACCATCGTCGGTGCAGCCAGCAACACCTCGCGCGCTAGCCAAAGCTGGTCCCCCATTAAAGGCATGGCCAGCTTTGGGCTTTTCAGCGCGTGCGCTACCGACGCAGCATAGCCCTCGCTCATACCAGGAACTGCTGCATGCGCCGCAGCACCTCGTCAGCTTCATGCTTGACCAGCACCGCCATGGTCGGACTAGCACGCAGCGCTTCCGCATCATGCGTGGCGATGTTGGTGCGGATCTCGTGCAGCAGGCGCTCCAGCTCCGCGTCACCGAACACGTTGAGCGAGGCGAGCAGGTCCAGCGTCTCGCGCAGGCTGGTCACCATGGTGTCGCGGAAGCGCTCCATTGCGCCGCTGCCGTCATCTTTCAGGCGCAAGCGGTCGCTGTAGCGTTGCAGGTTCTCGGCCAGCCGGGTGTAGGCGGCGCGCAGCGCTTCGTTGACCTGGCGCTTGACCGCGCCCTCGAAGTGCGTCTGCCACGCCTTGGCTTGCACCTCACTCATGCCGGTGCGGATGTCGCCGAAGCCTTCGGGAAGCGGGTTGAACGACACGCTCAGCTTGAACTTGCTGCGCACCTGATCCGGCTGCGGGTAGTCGGTGTCGTCCGCCATGTCGCCCAGGTTGGCCAGAGCCTGCGCACGCAGCACCGGATACTCGCGGATGAAGTCGTCGATCGCCGCCTCGAACTCGGTCTGCAAGGTGGCGATGTCGCCGACCACCACCAGTGCCCGGTCGTTGGAGATGAGGCGGTTGCCCGCGTCATCCCACGGCAGCGTGTTGGCGTCGATGTAGTCGCGGATCTGGTTGGCCTTGCGCTGGATCGCCTTGAGCGCGCTATCGGCGTTGGCCAGCAGGTGCTTGTTGACGCGGGCCGCGTCGCTCGATGCGCCTGCACCCTTGATCGTCTTCTGCGTCTGCTTCTTGTCCAGCTTGCGTGCCGACCAGGAGCTGATCGACACATACACGAGCATGGCGCGGGTGGCCAGCGAGGGGATACTGACATTCATGATGATGCTCCAGAGTTAAAATGGTTTTAAATGTGGATCGTCGTGCCATTGCCGCTGGCAGTCACGTTGTGGGTGGTGATCGCCCACATCAGCGGCCGGTCGCTGTCGCAGAACCCGGTGTAGCCGTCGGTCAGCACGATGATGGCGTTGCACTTGTCCTGCTCGGCAGCGCGCACACCCTTGGGCATGTCAGTGCCGCCACCGCCTGGCACCTTCTTGCTCAGGATCTGGCGCAGCTCGCTGGCGTTTTTTGCCACATCGACGCGGTGGACCTTAGCGTCGGTCCAGTAGAGTCGTACGTCAAGGGGGCGCGCGTCATCAATGATCGCGGCCATGTGCCCGCCGAACAGGTCCAGCATCTCCTGCCCGATCGAACCCGACGTGTCGATCACGATGCCCACATGGCCGGCGCCCAGCATCTGCCGACCAGGCATGCCGACACCGCGCACGATCATCCGGCGCTGCAGCCGGCGCCACGTGCTGCCATCGGCACCGGGCAGCGACGCCACAGTGAACCGGCGCAGCACCGCCCAGGGCGAGGTCGCAGGCTTCTTCAGCTCGCCCAGCATGCGCTCCATGCCGGCGGGCAGGTTGCCCTTGATCGCCTTGTGCTGGTTGACCGCCTGCATGATGTCGGCCGGCGTGATCGCGTCCGGGTCGTCGATGTAGGACAGCGCATCGTGACCGTCCAGCGCCTGCTGCCCGTTACCGGGGGAGCCAGCGCCACCACCGCCGTTCTTGTCCTGCTCTTTGCGCAGCTCGCAGTAGATGTCCTCCGGCACCCGGTCCTCGCCATACTTCTTGTCGAGGCAAATCTGGATCAAGTCTTTGCGGGGCACCGCACCGATGTTGGCGCGCTGGAGCATGTCGTTGATTGGGTAATCGAGCGCCATGTTGAACAGCTGCATGTCCAGCGGCTTACCGTCCGGGCCAATGTTGCTGCGCAGGTAGTGCTCGATCCGCGGCAGGTGCATCCACGCCAGATGCTGGACCTCATGCGCCACGCAGAACACCGCCTCATCCAGCGTGAGCTGCGCCATAAACGCAGGGTGATAGCGGACCTGCCGACGGTTGACGCACAGCGTGGCAGGCGACAGCTGGTCGTCCTCCACGTGTTCCATCTTCATGAGCAGCGACGCATAGAACGGCTGGGAAAACATCAGCACGCTAACAGCTTCGTCGAAGTTGGCCATTACCAGTGTTCTCCAAGTGCTTTGTTGATCGCTTGCTTCATGCCGGGGGCAGTTAGCATGGCGCGGTATGCCGTTGTCCACGCACGCATGGCGGGGCTACCTACTGACCAGCGCGCGTATTTAACGAGGGTCATCGCACCAGCCAACGCGATGTGCGGAGGGTACGCAAAAATCTTTTCGTGCACCTCGTCGGCGTTCTCTTTGTTAATCGACTTTGCCAGCTCGATGACCGCCAGATAGTCGGTGTCAACTGTGTCGTTGTCGACCTTTGGAGTAGCGCGCATGCCCATCAGACCGACTCGGTGATGTACTTGTTGAACTTCGTCAGCAGCTCGCGGTTCGCCATGACCCAGGTGCGCATCGCGTTGCTCGCTGCAAACGTCCGGTCACGGCGCACCAGCGACACGATGCCGGTCACCGCATAGTTGGGCGCAAACCGCGCCAGATAGGTGCAGACCTGCTCGCTGTGCGGGATCTGCGCACGCACCGCCATCAGCATGACCATCGCATACTTCTGGTCTTCTTTGGTAGGCACGATGGTGGTCTCCGGCGCGCTCACCACGTCCTCGTAGGAGGGCAGGTTGATGGCGGTGCGCACCAGCGCGCTCAGCTCGGTCGCTGCACCCTGGCCGATGGTGCCGCTGAGGATCGCCATGCCCAGGCTGGACTCGACCATGGCGCGCAGCCCACCCGGGTACTGGTTGGCGATGTCGCCCAGGATGTGCATCGAGCGCGGCGTGCAGTACGGCGTGTTGGGCGTGGCCGGGATCTCGGAGTCGAACACCACGTCGGGCCGCAGCTTCGCCATGGCGGTGATCTCGAACGGCAGGTTGACCGTCGCCGCCCAGCTGACCCACACATCGACCTGCGGGGCGCGCACGCTGATCATGGTGACGCGGTTGATGATGTGCGACAGCAGCGTGTTGGTGCCGGCGTTGTCATCCAGCCCGTTGCCGGCGAGCATCACCGACCAGCCCTTGGGCAGCGCGTATTCGCCGATGCGGCCTTCAAGAATCAGCGTCGACACCGCCTTCTGCACTTCGTGTGTGGCCTGGGCGAACTCGTCCAGGAACAGGATGCCGTGCTCGCTTGCCTCGACCGCATCCCAGAACTCAGGCTTGGTAAACACGGCGCGCCCGTTCTCCGGCACCAGGTAGCCGCGCACGTCCACTTCCGACATCGACGCCAGGTGCAGCTCGCGCACCGCCACCGGCTTCTTGATCATCTGCGCGATCTTCGCTGCGCCTTCCCGCACAAAGGCGGTCTTGGCGATGCCCGGCTTGCCGGTGAACAGCGGGACGCGGTGGCTGAGGTAGAACGCAGCGACGATGTCGGCGATCTGGTCGGCGGTGATGGTGTAGGCGATCGAGTTCTTGGTGCTCATGATGTTGTCCTAGTTAAAATGGTTTTAACCGGTGAGCGCTGTGCTCAACCGATGATGTATATTGCCAGAGTTACCGTGGGATGTCAAGCTCCTACGCGAACTCTTGCAGGTCAATGTCGAAGCGGTCGGCCCAATACTGCGGCGACGACAAGCCTACGGCGACCACAACACTGAAGTCGCGGCCGTTCATTTCGCAGCGGCACGATTGGCGCTGCATGTTGAGCAGGAAAAGCAGCTGCCCGGCCTTTTTCTGCTGGTCCGGGCTGAGTGCGTCGAAGTCGGTCTTGCGTGCGATCTGGTGCATGGTGTTCTCGAAATGAAGGGGGCCGGTTGCCCGGCCCCTGGTGATTACTCTTTCTCGCCGTCGCCCTTGGGCTCCGGGCGCCACAGGTGATCGCGCAGCTGGTTGATCGCCTCCGACGTGTCGAGTGCTTCGATACCGGTCTCCACCTCGCGCAGGAACGTGCGCAGCTCGGCCACCGTCAGGTCACCGGCCGCGTCGCGCAGCAGCTCCTGGGCCAGGCCGACCAGCGCCGCGTACGCCTGCACCGGGCCAGCACCCGTGGAGCTGGTGTCCAGCGCCTGGGCCGGCGAGTCGGTGAGCAGCTTCGGGGCGCTGTGGAGCATGAACGACCACCACCACGGGTTGTTGGCGATCTTGTTGCGCTTCTCGACCTTGCGGCTGAACGGGCTGGCCTGCGGGCGGCCAGAGGCCGACGTGCGCTCGGCCAGGACCGACGGGTCGGGCAGGGCCAGCGAGGTCACCGTGCTGGTGCGCGCCTCGGCCTGGGCCTGCTGATGCGTCACGACGGCCGGACCCGGGACACCCTGGGCGGTGGTCGGCGCGCCGACGGCGCCGGGCGGGGCGCTGAACGTCTGGGCGACCTGCTGGGTGGCGTGGTCAATGACCGCGGGAGGCGCCGGAGCGGGCGCAGGCGCGGCGGCAACGGGCTCGGCCACCGTGGGAGTCACCGGATGCGCGGCGACCGTGGTGGGCGCCGTGAGCGCGCTCAGGTCCGTGATAGCGGCGTGCTCCACCGGGGCGCCCGGGGTCGTGTTCATCGCTGCGTCCACCAGCGACACCAGATCGGGCATCGGGGCGGCCGGTGCCGGAGTCACAGCCGGCGGGATCGCCGGGGCAGGGATGATGGCCGGCGCGGGCGGCACGGGGGCAGGCGGCGGGACGACCGGGGCAGGCTGCACGATGGTCACCGGTGCCAGGGTGAACTGGTCGGCGATGGATGCCAGCGAGACCCAGCCGCCGGTGTACAGCTGCAGGGAGGCGTCCACCGGCTGGCCAGCGGCCGCATGCACCGACAGCAGCGCAGCAGCGATGTTCAGCGGGTGCAGGTACGGAGCCGCGCTGTCGACGGGGATGTCGTCGGGCAGCTGCTGCTCCAGCGGGATGCCGTAGGCGGCGGTGTGCTCCATCGACACGCGCAGCTGGGCGGTCAGTTCGAGCGATGCCTGCTGCAGTGCGGACAGGCCAGTGAAGTGGTAGCGGGACAGCAGCGCCGTCACCACGGCGTGGTCGGTGTTGATGCTCATAGGTGCTCTCAGTTGGTGGGCTTGTTCTTGCGAACGGATGAACGGAAGTTCCGCGACCAGCGCTGATCGATCGAGCCTTGACCATACGGCAGGAACTGCGTGAACACGTGGGTGCCGTCGAACGTGTAGTCGCACTTCAGGTGCGCACCGCCACGTTCGTACGACAGGATCTTGGCGCCTTCGCTCTCGATGATGGCGGTTAGTGTCTTCTGGGGCTTGGTGAGTTTAACGCGGCTCATGATGGTGGTTCCAGATTTAAAATGGTTTTAACGTCGGCGTCGCTTCACTGGCGCTTTCCCGTGTGGGAACGGCAGCGGCAATTGCTTGCCGGCACCGGGGCGCCATTGAGCATCTGCGGTGATCACTTCAAAGTCAAACAACCCCAGCTTGCCGGCCAACGCCCGCAGTTCACGGTCGATGTTGAGGCCGCCGATGAAATGGGGGTCGAGGGTGACGCTAGCGACCGCCACCGAGTTGGGCAGCGGGTCGTTCGATAGCGGCAACGTGTGGGCAACCAGGTACATGGTGTTCATGGTCACTCCGGGATAAATTTTTGCCAGTCAGGGTTGAGCTGCGGCAGATTCTTGCTGCCACAGCCGGGGCACTTCGTCAGCTCGGTGCGCAGGAAAGCGCGGATGATTTGGATGTCACCCGCGTGCACCTTATCCAACAACGCGCTTCGCCCGTCATCACCGTTGATAAGGACCGTGTGGCGCCTCAACAAGCACGCCAAGCACGAAGAATGAAACGCCGTGCTGTCCTCATACCCCCACCTACCTCGCACGCGCTTGTAGAAGTCGACCATGGTGTAGTCGAAATCGCACTGCTCCAGCATGACGATGAGCGTCAGCGTGTCGAACACCTTAACCGTACGATTGACAAAGTCGTTCACGTTTCCTGTTCTCCGCGCGGCAGTGACGGCACTCGTGCCAGGTCTTGGTGCTGGGCCGACGCACCGCGAACACTTTCATGGATCCATCGCGCACCATGTCGGCGAACGCGTCGCGGATCAGCATCGCCTGCAGCCAGTCGGCTTCCTGGTCTAGGTTGAAGTACACCTTGCGAGCGAACACCGCGAGCAGGTGCTTCATGCACATGGTGCGGTTGACGCTAGCCGGCATGGATCGGCGCTCCGGCAGCGCCATAGGGCCTGATGCAAACAGCGCGCCAACCGCGCCATACACCGTGCACAGGTCCTCCTCGTTGGCGCTGGAGAGCATCACCAGCGCACTGAGGGTGTCGAGCGGCACGTTAGTCTTCATAGTCGACCACCGCGCCAATTGCGCCCGTTTTGAAGTTCACCGCCGCACGCACTACCTGGCCCTCTTCTGCGTGCTTCAGCGCCGAGTCCAGCTCCTGCTCCAGGCGCTGAAACATCGCCGGCAGCCAGTGGTTCACGCCTTTGTAACGCTTGATCGCACGCCGGTATCCCTTGTTGATCCAGCCCAGCAGGCGGCGCTCAGCCTCACCAGTGGCAACCCACTCTGGCAGCGCCTCTCCATCGCGCTCGTCAGCGAACGCCTTGCGGATGGCGGGGCCGAGCTCAGCCAGCTGGTCGGCGATGGCGCCGTGCAGATGATAGCGACCCGGGTCGCGCAGCATTGTGCGGCCTTCCATGTGCTGGTCGAAGGTGAAGGGGAAGTCGGACGCGAGGTTGTCCACCGCGCTGTGCTTGTTCCCGCGCATATTGAAGTACGCATCGTTGCGCACCAGCAGCGACGCACCCAGCGCCTGCATCTCGGCTTCCATGTCGCCTTCGTCGTTCGGGAAGTGCTCCAGGATGTCGTGCGCGGCGCCCATGCCGGTGACCGGGTCAAAGTGCGGCTTGCCACGCAAGCGTAGTCCCAGCATGCCGTACTCTTCGTGCTCTTTGACGTCGAACAGATAAATCATGATTGCACCTCGTTGTTAAAATGGTTTTAACCAGCCGACTGCTCAGCTGGTGTGATCATAATCCCAGACTTACCGTGGTATGTCAACGCGGATCGGGAAACTTCACTCCGTCATCGCTCTCCACACCGCCGAACAGCTCCTCGAAGCCGTAGCCCTCGCGCTTGCGCATCCAGCGGTGCTCGAAGTCCAGCGTGTGCGTCCAGCCGCGCGTTTCGTCCCACATGTACACCTTGGCGACGCTGATCGTTGTCGTCTCGTTGACGGTGCCGCCGCGCGGGTCCTCGGATGCGATGGTGACCAGGATGGCTTCGTGGCCCAGCGGCTTGGGCATGATCGCCGACATGATGTAGCGCGTGGTGATGCTTTCGAGGAGCGATCCTTGCGGGCGCACCGACACTGCGCGCTCGGTGAGCACGATGTCCGTGGGGATCACCAGCATGCCCGCCATGTACGCCGCTGCCGCCTGGTGCGCGATCTCATCTAGCACCGGCGACTGGAACGCGCGCAGGTGGTAGGGGTTGGTGCGCAGCGGCGGGAAGTTGGTGGGGGCAGGCGGCACGTTGTTCATCGCGTGCACGCCGCCCAGAAGAACACCAGCGCGAACAGGGCCAGGCCGGCGCCGATCAGCTTCAGCAGGTTGACGATGGCACCTCCAACGTGGGAGCGCACTGGGTGATAGGACACCGTGCCACCATTGAGCTCGGCCAGATACTGCGCCAGCATGCGGCGGTCGCTCGGCTGCCATTTAGGTTCTGCCTTTTTCATCGCGGTTCTCCTTGCGGCACACATCGCACTTGATGCAGGCCAGGTCGTATTTGACGCCGTTGATGTCGGTGCTGGTGGGAAACAGGTAGATCGATTCGGACTTCCCGCGCAGCGCACCCTTGAGGCGGGCGGTGTAGACGGTGCTGTCGAGTGCGCACTGGATGTGTGCCGCCATCTGGGTAGCGCGTTGCGGCCCCAGCCTGCCGCGCCGACCGATGCCAACCCAGCCGTCGGGGTAGTCGCTCGACACCGTGATGAGGACGAAGTAGTCGTCCACCACGTAAGCCGTGCTCACTTCGCTGCGCCGTAGAACAGCATGACCATGGCCACCACACCCAGCAGCGACGCCGCCAGGGGGCCGCGGTACACACGCCACAGGTAGCCCAGCGTGCGCTTGGAACGTTTGCGTGGCCATGCTGCACGGGTGACCAGGGGCTCGTGCTGGACGGTGCCCACGATGGCGTGGTGAGCGGCTCTGTCGTCGTTGCGTGCCATGTATTACTCCAGAGTTAAAATGCTTTTAATCGGCGATCGGTTCGTAGGTCAGCTCAACGTCGCACCGTTTCATTGTGCTGCTTCCGTCTGCCGCCTTCTTAGGCAGCTCCAGAAAGTGGGTGCACCGAACAGGCAAGTTGAGCGACTTTGCGTCAGCGGCGGCAGGAAAAAATGTAGTGCGGGCCTCACCAGCGGTGCACGTCATAGACCAGCACCGAAAACACCACGGTGATCGGTCTTCTGCGTGCCCTTGTGTCGCTCTCGTGGGGTACTGTTGCGCCAACACCAGGAACGTTAGGTAGTCCATGGAATTTCCTCGTAGGTCAGCTCAACGCCGCATTTTTTAAGTACTCCCCCTCTCCCCCCGGTGTGCAGTGGTCTCTGGCACGTCGACGGCAACATGTCGCGCTTTGCGAGCGCTGCGCTTGGGAATACGGTGCTCGATCCAGGTGCGGCCGATTCAACCCAGCATTTAAAGCAGTATGGTAAACGGTCGATTGCGTGCTCTTGTGTCGCTCGCGTCGGATGCTGCTGGGCCAACAGCAGAAATGTTAGGTAGTCCATGTGTCCACCGCCGCGTCGTGCGTGCGCTCCATGATGAACTTCGCATCGGCGTGGTTGAACCGCGCCTGCACTGCGACACCGCTCACCTCATCCAAGAAGTAGTCGCCCTTACGCGGCGCTGCCGCCGGCTGCCCGTTCCACCGGAACCGTGCGATGCCGCCGAACACAGAGGCGACGGGCGCCCAGAGAATGATAGGACGTTTCCGCATGGTGGCACTCCAGAGTTAAAATGGTTTTAAGTCTTCTACTTCTTTGCTGCACCTTATGCAGAATGTGCTGTCTGCCGGGCGTCGAGGGCAAAACAAGTCAGTATTCCCCATCCAAGTATTTTTCGCCCAATGCGTCCCGCTAACCAAGTATTCAAGGCACTCAGCACACAAGCAATCTTTATCGAAGTCGCCCCACATAGCGCTTCGCAACCCAGCACGGGGCTGGCGCTGTGCGAGCACAATCAGAGTAAGCGCATCCATCGGCTATGTCCAGAGTTAATGTGGTTCAAAGACCCAGTGGCAACCAGCGCAGTCGTTGGCTTCCAGGTAGGTCGCGGCACCCGCGCAGTCTGACCACCGGCGCCACTTGCCGTGTGGGGCAGCCGCTGCGCACGTTGCGCATGCCAGCACCCACTGGTCGGTCCAAAACATCGGGAGCTTTGGGGTCTGCGCGGCGATCACGATCACTTCCAAGTGTGAGAGCGCGGTCACGTCCATGGGTGCAGGTCCGTGTGTTCGACTTTTTCACCGCATGCGTTGCATGTCTCGCCGCCCGCCGGGGTTCGCCCGCGGAGACTAACCAACCAGCCTTCGTCCCCTGGTTCCGTGAGCCTAGAACAGCTCAGCGTTTGCACCCGAGACCCAAGTTTTTGGCCCTGGATGAATAGGTCAGCGCACTTCGCGCACTCGACAATAGTGTCGCTGGCGTCCTCATAAAACACGCCGCGGTGCGGTTGCTGCACTGCGATGATAGCTAGCGTCAAGGCGTCCATAGGTCTGCCTTTGTGAACTTGTGGTTGCAATTACAGCACCGAGGGCGAAACACCCAATACCACCACCGCCACTTTGCGATCGTCGCACTACCCCACAGGATGTCGAAGTTGTTCTGGCAGGTGGCGCACACCATCACACCGAACGCCTCAATACCCGGGTTGTAGTGCCGGCGGGTTGAACGCAGCATCGCGAAGCGCTGATGCTTCGCGATCACCATCAAAGTGAGGGGGTCGAGGGGCTTGGGGTCCATGGCGGGATCTCTGTTTTGCATACGTAGCAAGTTCGCACAACGCGGGATTTTACAACCGCCAGCGCCCACTGCTCAGGTGATTCGGGATTAACGCCGCTCATGAAGCAGGCACAGCAGATGTATCGGTTGATCGGGTACGACATGCCGTTGGGCAGGGTCTGCCGGGCATCATTGTGCCGAAACACCACTGTCAGCTTGGGGTCAGCAGCGACTTCTGTGGTCAGCGTCAACCGATCAACTGGTGCAGCGCGGCGTTTTACCATTCGCTTCAGTTCCATGGCGTTTTCTCCAGCTCGGCTTCACACTCGTCGCAGTTGCGCGTGCGGCGCGCCATTGGTTCGTCAAGATCCGGGTGTGGATAGTGAAACGGCCCTGATCTACGTACTTCTGCAGACGCATACGATGGGCAGTAAGCCAAAACACTGCCGTACATTTGGCCGCGCAGCCAAGTCGGTATTAGCGGAGTGCGCCGCCCTTGCTGCTCCAACATCACGATGGTGAGCGCGTCTACTTCTTGGCCTGGTATCAGGATGATGTCGTTATCGGTGCGCATGATAGGCCAGAGTTAAAATGGTTTTAATCGTTGAAGTGCAGGTGCTCGCCGCAGTAGTCGCACCGCACCGGTGCTTCCATAAAATCGGGCATGCTTGCCGGGATCTGCACCTGCCGCATCACCAGTCTGTAGGCGCACGGCGGGCAAGTCCAGTATTTGAACCACACCAGGGCGCGCAGTGGGTTGGTCTGCTCCAGAATCACCAGCTCCAGCGCGGTTAGGGGGCCAGCCATGGGATGTCCTCGAATGTCAGGGATCGGTTGCAACTGCCGCACCACATGTCGCGGCTTGGGTGCGCGAGGCGCCAATGCGGCGCCATGCTAGGGTGCACAGGGCCGACTTGCGCTGCGCACTGTGCGCACCACTGGTTGTGATTAGCGGTTAGCAACGCGCGGCGTGGATTCTGCTGCGCCAGCACAGCGAGAGTCAGCCGTCCATGCATCACCGTGATATTCAAGCGTCGCGCTGCACTCGGAGCACTCGTGGGGGCTGCGGAAGTCCGGCCATGGCAGCACCATGCGCGCCAGCAACGCCTGGTCGATCTTCGGCGTTTTGATGCTGGACACCGCCGACTCGACGCACTGGGCACACCAAGGTCTTACTTTGAGCGACACCCCCACCGAAATAACTATGGCACGGCGGGGCTGGTGCTGTGCCAGCATGATCAGCGTTAGGAGGTCCATCAGATGTCCTCGAACTCAAGCTTTACGCCGCAGCCGCGGCTGCTACACAGAACGCTTGTCATTGAAGCTACTAGCACGTGGTCGCGTGGGCAACATGATGTCCGCGACAGCACGTCCTTTTGATGGGCCGGGCCGTCATTGTTTTTATCGAGCCAAGTAACCGCGCACCGAGCGCACTCGATGAAATCTTCATTGGCCGGCTCGCCTAGGCGCTCGTACCGCATCGCGCGGCGGGGCTGGTGCTGTGCCAGCATGATCAGCGTTAACAGATCCATCGGTCCCCCATTAAAATGGTTTTAATCAGTGAGCCAGGGCACCGACTCGTGGGTGTAGTCGGTGCCGCACACAGCGCACCTCCCGCCGGTGCCAGACTCAGGCAAGTATCTAAGCACCTTGATCCCCATCCGGTCCGCGCAGTGCGCGCAGCACGTGCCGCCCCACACCTCCCACACCACGCGCCGTGGGTGCAGCTGCGCCAACGTCGCCAACGTCAGGCCGTCCATGCGGTTCAACACAGGCGTGCTCATCACCGGCTCCTGTGGGGGCGCTGCCACGGCGGCACGCTGGCCAGCCGGTGCCGTGCCGCACGCGGCGTCGGCCGCCCCAGCCGCTCTATCATCTCGAAATCGCGCATCACCCGCACCGACCACGACAGCTCCCGCCAGGCCTGTACCTGCGAAACAGCGTCAGCGCGCATCGCCTCGGGCGACCGGATGTCGGCATCAATGCCCGGCTCCCACTTCAGGCTTGCGGCCAACTTCTCGACCTCTTTCGCCTTCTCTCGGTCAATGCGGTCGACTTCTCGGCGGGCAAGCAGGATCTCGGTGGCTTCCATGCGCATCTGCCGCCGCTCGAACAACGTTTCGTCGTCACGCTGCCCGGGCTTGTAGAGCCGCCATTCGGGGGGCGTGCGCGCCGCCAGCTCACGCAGCGCAGCTTCTTTCTGTTGGGGGGTTGGGGGGCGCCGCGCTTCCAACTCACGCGCATGGTGCTCTTTCCAATTGCGGCTCCACGGGTTCGGCACGGTGTTGGGGTCGCGCCCGGTGTCGCGGTAGGCCTGCCGGCTTTCGTAGTAGGCGGCCAGCCGCAAGCTGCCACGCACGCGGCGCCGCGCCGCATAAGTCTGCGTTTGCAGGCTGTCATGTAGGCGCGTGGCCGCGTCGCTGGTGCCATCGATAAACCCGCAGGCCACCAAGTGCCTGAACATCTGCAATCGCATTTCAGCGGCAGGGGCTTCTGCGACACCTGCCGCCGCCATCGCGGCATAGGTGAAGTGGTGCGCGAGGTGCGGCAGCTCTGTTTGTAGGATGCTTTGTTTGCGGGCCATGGCCGGTTCCTGTTGGGTGTAGCCACGATACACGCTAACTCTGTGTAGTGCAACAATGGAATTTCGGAATTCGTGTAGGGGTTTGGCGCTGCGTCTATTTGGATTTGGTGGCCGGCGCAATGGAATGCTCTCAACCTATTTTGGATTACCCGGGTTGTTTTGGGTTATCGGGGCTTTGCGTCGGTGTTCGTGGGGGTTTAGGGGCGCATACGTGTTTTGTGGAGGGGCGCCAATGTAACTGCGCGTTGCTCTGAACATTTAGGATAGCAAACCCTTACCACCGCTGTCAGGTCGTGGCGCGTCAGTCAGGTTTAGCGATTTGTTCGGCCTCTGTTTTTGACAATGCCGCCAGCCGTCAGGGGTATATATATATATCTTATAAGTAATTAGTAGATTAGATAATAGGCCCCCCTATTCCTGCCCATGCCGTCCGTGCGCCCTGCAAACCCTCCAATCCATTGTGCCGCCGAATAAAACCATTGCCGGTTCAGAGCAAACCATTGTGCCACCTGAAGCGAGATATGCTGCGCAGCGACCGACCTTTTGACACTCCTATGTCACCAGCACACCTGCGCCTAAACCGCGTAATTATCGCCCTATCATAAACGGGTTTTAGCCCATACGGTGGCCTCAGAATCAGTACGGTTTTTCTTGTACTTTTTCGTGGCAAACCGTATGGAGTTTAAAACCGTTTTAACTGGCCCCGCCACGCCCCAGGGCGAGACGTGAAAAACCCGGCATATAGCCGGGTCTTATATTCGTTACTTGGGGCGCCATGGATACTGCGCAACGCAGTGCCTCCAAATGCGGTATTGCGAGCGCCACCATCTGAGGTGCATAACGCTAGCCAACAACGCGTTATATAAGTGCGCTTTAGTAACAGAGTACTTCGTGCGCGTCATGCCTTGAACCCCTGCCAGATCTCGGCGCAGTCGGCCAGGGCCAGCAGCGCTTTGCGGTGCAGGTCCTCGCGACCCGCCGGCACCGGCAAGCGGTGACCGTTCTGCGAGCAGAGCAGCAGGAACGCCGCCATTTCGCGATGGCCCTTCCCGCACTCCAGCGCGGCAGCTGCCATGGTCGCGGCGTCCTGCACCTTTACCCCGCGAATCTTAGGCACGGAGACCTTCGGGGCCTGCGCGGCAGTGAGCGCAGCGGCAACCGCGGCCTTCGCCTGCGCCGGCTTCAGCTCCTTCGCACCCGACTCTTTGGCGGTCTTGATCACCGCGCCCAGGGCGGCCTTCGCCTTGTTGAAGCCGGCCCCCTTACCCTTCGCCGCATCATCGATCAGCTTCAGCGCGGCCTTCTGGCCGATGATCGCCTGCGCCTTGTCGCCCAGGTTGAACCAGCTGGAGTACACGGCGGGATTGTTGCAGCGGGTGTAATTGGCGGCCACCTCACCCTTAGACGTGGCGCCGTGCACGACCGTCATGCGCAGGCCCTCCAGCATCGCCCCGCCCAGCAGGTCTTCAGCGGTATCGATCGCCCCCAGAATCTCAGCGCGTTCGGTGGCGTGGCGGTCGTTCGGTAGTGCGTCGTCACCCTTCGGGTTGATGGCGACGACGTTCGAGGAGGCGAGTGCGTTGGTGGTCATGATGGCGTTTCCTAGTGGTTGAAAGGGGCGGGCCGATCCCGCAACTCAATAGTGCCCCTTACAGCCGATTAGTCGCAAGTTAAGTGCGCGGGTTAAAACCGTTTTAAACCTGGAGGTTTGAGAGGCGAAGGGGTTGAGGGGGAGGGGTACCCCCCACGTGGACCACACCGGCCTTGACCCCCCACCCCCCTCTTTCACGTGGTTCGGAATTGCCCAACAAAATTTCAGAAATTGCCCCACAACCCCGACATATAAAACGGATTCACACACGCACCTTTCTACACACCGCCCCCATACCCCGTCGCGCTTGCGAGCTATGCCCGATCCGCCAGACCATTTCATGGCAGTGCCCCACCACCCCATCGACAAGGAGCCACACCATGCCTACCACCAACAGCCTCTATGACTCCGCCGCTGGCGGGGCCACCACCGACATCGTGGTCAACCAGGGCGAGACCGTCACGCTGGTGCTGTACACGATCACCCCGCCGTTGCCGTCCATCCAATGCACGGTGCAGCGCAAGTTGCGCGACAACTCCTGGCAGACCGTCCCTAACGACCGCGGCGCGCCGGGCATGCTGGGTGCCGGGATGACCGAGGTGGTGCTGGGCGCGCCGGGCATCTACCGCGTGCAGATACCGACCACCACCAGCGCCGTGCGCATCGACGAGGTGCGCTGATGAGCGCCTTTCGCAACGCCCTGAGCACGATGGGCAGCGGCGTGACCGCAGCGCAGCTGCAAGCAGTGCAGCAGATGGCCAACGCCGCAGACCTTGCAGCGCAACAGGCGGCAACGATGGCCGGTACGGCCAGCAGCACGGCCAGTGCCGCACAGACTGCGGTGGCGAGCAAAACCACCCGCGTCGAGCTGGGCACCGTCACCGTCACCTACAGCGCGACGCTCGCAGTCGGTGCGGGGGCGCGGTGGTTGGAGGTGAATGCGCCGCTCGCGCTGGCCGGGGATGCGGTGTTCGTGTCGCCCACTGCTGCCGTCGCGGACGGGTACGGCGTCGGTGCGGCGCAGTGTCTGGTGGATGGGAAAATTCGGGTGTGCGTGGTGCACCCGGCGCTCGCGCTGCTGGCCAGCTTCAGCATTCCGATGAAGGCCTATTCCCTGCGTTGACTTTGTGGTGGGAGAGTGCATTCTTGGCTCTCCCGCCTCAACCAACTCTGGGATGACATGGACAACCAACACCGCAAGATCAGTGGGTACCGCGAGCTGTCGCAGGCCGAGATCGACCTGATGAACGAAATCAAGGCGCAGGGCGTGCAGCTCGGTGACCTGATCGAGAAGTTGCGCAGCAGCGCCACCAACCCCGACCCGCGTTGGATCAGCATCGGCGCGACCGACCTGCAGAAGGGTCTCATGGCGCTCACGCGCGCCGTCGCCAAGCCGACGTTCTTCTGATGGCCGCCAAGAAGCCCGACGCGCGGGTGGTGGCGCGCCAGAAGGAGGACCTGCTCGCCCAGCTGCACGCGGTGCGCGTGCCGTCGCCGACCGCTGCGCAGACCCACGAGACGCCACTGCTGGAGAAGCAGGCACCCGGCGCGCGCATGCCCTCCCTGCCGTCAGTGGCTGATCCCATGCCCGCCCAGCGCATGGACCTGGGTGCGTTCAACGAGGACGCCGCCGAGACCATCGCGCGCGTGGCGCGTGCGCTCCAGGAGGGGAAGGCGGTGCAGATCCTGGACGAGCCGCCGACCATCACCCTGCTGCGCGAGATCGCTGCGGACCCGGTGCACAGCGCCAACGACCGCCTGGTCGCCATCAAGATGCTGCACCAGAAGGGGTGCATGTGATGGCGCTCCCCTACGAGAGCTCCACCAGCGGTGCCAGTGCGATCGCCGACATCCAGAAGATGTTGCGGACGTTCGGGTGCGCGAAGTTCGGCACCGGAGAGGACTACGACACAGGGGAGCTGTTCATCCAGTTCGAGCATCGCGGCCGCATGGTGCAGCTCAAGGCCAGTGCACGGGGGTACGCTGCTGCGTGGCTGAAGCAGCACCCGTACAGCTCGCGCACGCGTAGCAGCCTGGCTGAGCACCAGGCCAAGGCGCTGAAGATTGGCAGCGTGGCCGTGTACTCGGTGCTGAGGGACTGGGTGAAAGGCCAGGTGACGGCAATCGAGATCGGCGCGATGACGTTCGACGCGGCGTTCCTCGCCCATTTGATGTTGCCCAGCGGTGAGTCGGTGATTGAGCACCTGAACAGCAAGAAGCTGCTTCCGGCCCCGACACCATAAGCGTTCAGGGTTGGGGCGTGGGTTTCACGCCCCCTTCCCCCGCCAGGCCTGACGCTTCCGCCGCGCACTTCCGCGCGTTCGGAGGCAATACCATGGCAACCCGAAAGACCACCGCGAAGAAAGCCGCGGCCACGAACCAGAAAGCCGCAGCGAAGCGCACCGCCGCCAAGCAGGAACCCAAGGACAACCCCGTGTCGAACGAAACCACCCGCGCCGCCACCACCAGCGAGCAGGCTGACCACGCGCGCGTGACGTCCGGCGAGACCGACGTGCAGCGCTTCGGCGATGCCGACACCGAGACCCAGAAGTCGGCCGCGGGCACCGCCCAGCTGGCCTACGCGACGGGCCAGTCCGGCAGCACCGACGCCTCCACCCAGCGCCTGAGCGCCGTCGAGCAGGCCGTGGCCGAGCGCGACAAGATCGTGCAGCAGGCGGCCGACGAGGCCAAGCGCGCCGAGCAGGTGGAGAGTGCCAATGTGGCCGAGGTCATGACCGACCTGCAGTCGGCTCCGAAGGCGCCGGTGACCAACGCGATGCAGCAGCCGCTGGCCGTGGCCGACGTGGGCATCCACCCCGACGTCACCAGCCCGACCAACCTGTACGCGATGCAGAACCCGGCGCTGCCTGGCACCGGTGTGGCGGACCCGCGTGATCTGGCCCCGGGTCAGGACATGAGCCCGAGCCCGCCGATCAGCTCGAGCAACATCCTGCCCACGCCGACCAAGCCGGGCACGCCCTTCAGCAAGCTGTAACGGGTGGCCTCGGTTGCGAGGCATTGGGCACCGGTGCACACTGCCGGTGCCCTTTTTTGTGAGAACCCTTCTCATGACCGCCGCTGAGGAAACCATGATCACTGCCGAGCGCATCACGAAGATCGCGCCGGCCGCCAAGCCCTATGTGCAGGACTTGATCGCGCAAATGCGCGCCAACGGCATCACAGGGAATGTTACGCGGGCGGCCATGTTTCTGGCGCAAATCCACGTCGAAAGCGGTGGGTTCACCCGCGTCGTGGAGAACCTGAATTACTCGGACGATGCGCTGATCGCCAAGTTCGGCCGGCATCGCATCAGCGTGCAGGACGCGCGCAAGTTCGGCCGCAACGCCGACCATCCGGCGCACCAGAACGCAATCGCCAACATCCTCTACGGGGGAGAATTTGGGCGCGAGGAGCTGGGCAACACGCAGCCGGGAGACGGTTGGAAGTTCCGCGGCCGCGGCCTCAAGCAGCTTACCGGCCGGGACAACTATCGTCGCTTCAGCCTGTGGTGGCTCGGGTCCGAGAAGCTGCTGGAGAGCCCCGACCTGGTCGCCCAGGCTGCCGGCGCTGTCGCCAGCGCGGTGTGGTTCTGGATGGCCAATGGGCTCAACCGCCTGGCCGATACCGGCAGCGTGTCGGCGGTGACCAAGGTGGTCAACGGCGGTGCCAACGGCCTGGATGAGCGCAAAAAGTGGTTCATGGAGTATTTGAAGGCGTTTGCCATCTAAACTTTGGGCGGGCATCCCGCCCACCAAGGAGCATCACGATGAGCGCAACCTCTGTACGTGCGGGCCTCTACCGCATGGGAATTTCGCCGGACAAGCTGAAAACGGTGGCACCACAGACCGCCCCGGTGGCCGTGGTCAACATCGCCACCGCCGACGCAACCGACCTGGCCACGGCCCTCACCCTTGCTAACGCCACGAAGGCAAAGGTGAACGAGTTGCTGACCAACCTGCGCGGCCGCGGCATCATCGGCTAATTCGTCACGCGCCGGGGGTTGACGCATTGACCCCCGGCACCCAAACTTTGCGTACCCGCCCGGTGGCGGCCACAGGAACGAAACCATGTCCATCGCATCTCAGTCAGGTGCCGGGCAGGACGCTCATGTGGCTGTCCTGCAGGCGCAGCAGGTCTCGCTAGAAAACACGCTCCGCGACCTGTCCAAGAACGTCAACGATGGCTTCGCGGCCATGGCGACGAAGATGGACCGCATCAACGAGATCACCACCTCGATCGCGGCCATTACGGCCCGGCAGGAGGGGCACAGCGACGGCCTGGCCCGCGCATTCGCGGAGCTGAAGTCGGTCAACGAGCGGCTGGCCCAGGTGATCGACGAGAACAACAGCTGGCGTGACGTCTATGCCAAGGCAGTCGACGACCGGTTCGACGGTGTGCGTCAGGCGCAGATTACCCACGTCACCGAGCACGCCAAAGAGCACGTGGCCATCAACAGCCAGATCTCGCAGTGGCGCGGCATGGTGCTGGGCGGCGGCGCAGTCCTGAGCCTGCTCACCGGCCTGATTGCCTGGGTCGGCGGCAAGTACGTGACCACCCAGGAGACCCACAGCCGCGACATCCGGATCCTGGAGTCGCGCGTCGACCGCCTGCCGTACCCCACCACCCGTACCACCACTGGAGGCCCGCCCCAATGATCAAGCTGCTGCAGATGCTCGGGTTCGAGCCCACCTGGGATGCCCAGGTCTGGTTGAAGAAGTGGTCCACCTGGTTGGCGGTAGTGCAAGCAGCGCTCGGTGCGGCTACTCTGGCCTGGGTCGCCCTGGACGCGGACATGCGGGCGGCCATCCCGGTGATCATCCCGAAGGTCACTGGCATCGCCACCCTGGCCATCGCGTTCATCACCCCGATCCTGACCAACGCGACGCAGCGCAAGCTGCCGACACCCGAGACGACCAATGAAAAAGTCCAAGCCCTGCCCGACACCGAAAGCAAAGACGCCCCCTGCTAAGCGCATGGCCGAGGGCGGGAAGGTCAGCAAAGACCCGAGCCTGCTCGACAAGGGCAAAGCTGCCCTCCAGCGCGTCAGCGACGCACTGAACCCGGAGAAGCAGTTCGGTGCCGGCGCCCGGAAGCAGATGGAAAAAGGCCGCGACGCCTATGGTGGTTCCCGCGACCGGGCGATCCAGTCGCAGGTCGACAAGGCAACGGGCGCAAAGCGGCGTTGACTTTGTGGGAGGGGTGGCAGATTCTCTGGCCACCCTTCTCTGTTTATGGCGACCCAATGCCCTTCTTGCTGTACTACCCGCACCCCCAGCGCCCGCTGTCGCTGCTGTCGCATTCTGTCTGGCTGGAGCTGTACCAGTGAGCCGGCGCGCTGCCCTGAAGCTGCTGCGCCAGGCCAACACGCTGGTGTCGCAGGACGTGGTCGTGGTCTCGACCAACTACCTCGGCACGTCGATGTCGGTGAATTCGTCGCGCGAGATTGAGGCGTCCATCACTCTGCTCAACGAAGGCCTGAAGAAGCTGCGCCGTTGGCACCGCGAAGCGCTCAAGCGCGAGAAGGCCGCGGCCGATGGCTGAGGTTCCGACCACCCAGGTGGGGGGCACCCACTACCAGTCCATGGCGATCGACCCGTTCAAATATGCCATGGCCAACAAGCTCGACGCGCTGCAGTTTTCGGTCGTGAAGTACGTCACCCGGTTCCGCGAGAAGGGTGGCCAGCAAGACCTCCAGAAAGCAATGCACGCCCTCCACCGGCTACAGGAGCACGAATATGGCGATCGTTGAGCGTGCACTGCTGGTATTGGTGTTGGTACTGAGCCTGCTACTCGGCTGGAATTGGTGGCGCAAGAACGTCTACTACGATGCACTGCACGTGGTCGCCGCGGAGAGGGTGCAGGCCGCGCGCGTTGCTGAAAACACCCTTCGCACCAAACTGACCGCCCTCGACATCGACTGGCAGAACCGGAGCAAAATGCGTGAACAAACCCTCGAAGCCCAGCTGGCTGACGCTGCTCGCAATCCTGCTGAGCGTGTCGTGTACAAGTTGCGTGACCGCTGGCTCCCTGTGTCCTGTCCCGCCGGAGCTACCGGCGTCGATCGGCCAGAAGAAGTCGGCGGACTTCAACGCGAAGATGAGCAATTTCTTGTACGAGAGTCCCACCGCGCCGACGCAAACACCGACCAGCTCAATGCCTGCATCGACGCCTACGAGCTCGTCCGGCAAGCCGCGCTGAAGGCGCAACGATGAGCAGCAACGTCAAGCAATTCCCGGACCGGAAACATCAGAACGAAATGGATCGGGTGGGCGATGCGTTGCGTGACCTCACCAGGTACAACGATGAGCTCACTTACGCCGAAAGCATTGCCCTGCTGGAGCTGGTGAAGTTTGAGGTCATGCGCGACATGCAGGTTCGCGGTGGCGGGATCGAAGAAGATTAGGTCCAGGCCCGGCGCGACGGCGGTGGCGGCGCTGCGACGGCGCCTCCCCGCCCCCTGGCAGCCAGCTTGAGCACGCGCCCGTACACGTCGCCACTGGCGACCAGCGAAGCGTACTGGAGTGCGTCTGAGAGGTCGGAGATCGGGTGCTTCTTCTCCGGCACGTCCTCCAGGTCGCCATTCTTCTTGGTGCGGAACCGGTAGTCGGCCGCCACCGCGCTGATCAGCTCCGGCACGGCCGGCGAGAAGATCATGCCCTGGTGCAGTACCAGCTGCCGCTCCACGGCATTGATGCGCCGGTCGAGGTCATTGGTCGGTGCCGGGATGACGCGGAAGCCAGACGACTCCAGCACGTCCTTCGGCGACACGTCGTTGACCTCGGACTTGCGCACGCCCGCTGGGTCGATCACGCACAGGATCGGCATGCCGGGGAAGTGCTCGGCGCACATTGGCCGCAGGTACTCGGCTGCGAACCGGTCCATGCCCATGCCTGATGCGTAGGTGGAGCGCAGCACGCGCACCTGCCCCGCAGACCCCATCTGCACAGCCACGGCAGCCGGAGAGCGGCCCTGGTCGACGCCGATGATGATCGGCGACTGCCCGAATGGCACCAGGATTTCCTTGGCCACGTGCCGCTCGTAGTCATAGCTGGAGCCCCACACCGCGCGGCCGTCCAGCGAGTCCGGGAACTCGCAGGTCACGTGCGCCTGGATCCAGTTCTTTGGCTTGCCGGCCAGCAGCATGGTGTAGTAGTCGGGCTTCAGGTACTTGGTGTTCTCGGCCTGGTCTGACAGTGCACTGGGCTGGATATACACCGCGCAGTTGTCCGGTCGCTTCACCATCAGGAAGTCGTACCAGTCGCTGCCCTTGGTGCACATGTTCGACTCGCCCATGACGCCGTACCAGTCGGCGCCGCCCTCGGACATCGACGGATAGCGGCCGCAGCGCGACAGCAGGTCGGTGAGCAGGGTGAACGGGATCTCGCGGAACTCCGACAGCCAGCCGCCAGTGAACTCCACCGACAGCAGACGCCGGGCGTCCTTCTCATCATCGAGCGCGCGGAACATCATCTCGCAGTGGACGCGCGTGCCATCTGGCAGCGGCATGTCCAGCAGCAGGTCCATGTTGGTCTCGTTCCACTTGATCGTCTTGCCGTTCGGCGGCAGCCACTCGAACACGGTCTTGAGCACGGAGTCGCGCAGCTGCGGGCGGGTGTTTCGCACCACCGCCCAGCGGGTCTTGCGCACGCCGTTGGGGTTGGCGCGCTGCTGGTGGGCGAGGGTCAGCAGCTTCATCAGCGTGCCGGTCGTCTTGCCGCCGCCCAGCGGCCCGAACAGGAACTGGAGGCGCTTCTGGCACAGCGTGTAGGCGGCGATCGTGGGCGGGTAGACGTACTGGCGTGTCACTTATCGGACTCCAATCGGGTCGATTCGCCTTCGATCACCGGCACCAGCGGCTGGGCCGTGGAGGCTTCGCCGATCTGCAGCTGGGTGCCGGTGGGCAGGATGATATTGATCAGTGGGCCGCCGCCGACGATGGCGCTGCCACCCACAGCTGCGGCCGCGGCGAGCTGCTGCTTGGACCCCATGACCGCGATGTCCTTGAGCTGGTCGAAGGCGGCGATGCGGTCCCGGTTGTTCGCTTTCGGGTCCCCCATGATCATGGCCATGTCGTGGACGCCGATCTCAGCGATGGCGAGGGAGGCCTTTCGGCGCGCCCGCTCGGTCGTCCCAGCGCTGCCGCCCAACTCTTCGTTGGCTTCTTTGACCATCTGGACAAAGGCCGGCCAGGACTTGAGGACCAACCACTGGGTCGGTGTCAAGGCGTAGGCTGTGGCAAGATTGCTTGCATTATCCAGCTGGCAGACGATGTCGCGCGCCAGCTCGGGCGCAGTCCGGCGCATGAAGTCCGGGCTGATCCCCACAGAGGATGGGGTCATTTGCACGACGCTCATGTACAGTTCCCACAGAAAGGTTGGCTTAGCCTACCCCAACACATAGCCGGAGACACCAGTGGCCGCACTTTCCTTCCTTAAAGCTGACTTCGGCCCGGCCCCCCAGCCGGTCGAGCCCACCCCCGCGGTGGCAGCGGGTCCTGCGCTCACTGGCCTGGCCGGTTACATCCGCACCTGCTTCACCTCGGCGCGCGACAATCGTCGCAACCAGAATGTCGATGACCGCATGATGTCTGCGATGCGCGCCATCCGCGGCGAGTACGACTCGGAGACGCTGGCTGCGATCCAGGAGTTCGGCGGCAGCGAGGTGTATGCGCGCATTACCGCCAGCAAGGTGCGCGGCTGCGCCGCACTACTGCGCGAGGTCTACACCGCGACAGATCGGCCGTGGGCACTATCGCCAACGCCGGACCCTGACCTGGCTGGCCCGACGCTGGACGAGGCCGTGCGCGCGGTGCTGATGGCAGAGGCCGCAGAAGCCTTGGCCGCCGGCATGCCGCCTGACCCGGCGATGCTGAAAGAGCGCATGGTGACGCTGCGCGACGAGCTGCTGCAGCAGCGCAAGAAGAAGGCCAACGAGGATCTTCAGACCCGCACCGCAGTGATCGACGACGTGCTGTGGGACGGCGGGTTCTACGAAGCGCTCTGGGCCTTCCTCGGCGACATCGCCACGTTCCCCTTCGCGGTGGTCAAGGGTCCGGTGATCCGTGTCAAAAACGTGCTCACCTGGAAAGATGGGGTTCCGGGCACGGCAGCAAAGCCGGTGCCGAACTGGTTTCGTTGCTCGCCGTTCGACGTGTTTTTTGCTCCGTGGTCGCAGACACCGCAGGACGGATACATCATCCACCGCGAGCGCGTGAACCGCGCCGCCTTGCAGTCGATGGTGGGCGTCAAGGGCTACAACAAAGAAGCGATCGACCGCATCTTGGCCAACTGGAACCCATCGTCGTGCGAGTGGTATGACTACGACGAAAGCCAGCGTGCCGACCTGGAGCAGCGCGAGTCCGCCACCGGCAGCATGTACGGTAGCGAGGGCAATGAGCGCCCCATGGCGATGCTGTCGTTCTACGGTTCGGTCAGCGCCAAGATGGTGCGCGAGTGGGCTGGCGACAACGTCAAGCTGGCCACCGGCTCCGACGACAAGGACATCAACATCTTCGCCTACCTGGTCGGCAACGAGGTTGTAGGCGTGACCCTCAATCCGCACCCCACCGGCAAACTACCCTTCTACGTCGACAGCTTCGAGCGAGTGCCGGGCAGCTGCTATGGCAACGCCATCCCGGACCTGATCGACGACGTGCAGTCGGTGGGTAACGCGGCGCTGCGCGCCATGGTCAACAACCTGGCCATTGCTTCTGGCCCGATGGTCTGGCTCAACGAAGATCGTATTGCGTCCAACGATCCGAACGCCAAGAAACTCTGGCCGTGGAAGGTCTTCTCCTTCAATGATCCGATGTCGGGAACCTCGACGTCGGAGAAGCCGATGGACTTTTTCCAGCCCAACAACAACGTCCAAGAGCTGTTCATGGTCTACCAGCAGATGCTCAACGCGGCTGACGAGATCTCGACCATCCCGCGGTACATGCAGGGCTCCGGCACTGGCGTTGGCGGCGCAGGCCGGACCGCAGCAGGGCTCAGCATGCTGATGGAAGCGTCGAACCGCACCATCAAGCAGACGGTCTCCTCGATCGACACCAACGTGATCGAAGGTGTGGTCGAGGATCTGAACGTGTACCTGGCGCTCACCCGCCCCGACGTGGTTGCCGGTGGCGACCTGAGCATCATGGCGCGCGGCGCGGTCGAGCTGATGCAGCGCGAGACCCTGCGCATGCGCCGCATCGAGTTCTTGAACATCACCAACAACCCGATCGATTCCCAGCTGGTCGGCGTCAAGGGCCGGTTCGAGCTGCTGAAGGAAGTGGCGCGCGACCTGCAGCTGCCCACGGCAGACAGCATTGGACTCACCGACCAGCAAGCCGAGGTGCTGCAGCAGGGCATGCTCCAGCAGGCGCTCATGGCCGCGGCCGGCGGTGGCGCCAACGGTAACCAAGCGCCGCCTGGTGGCGGGAACCCGAACCCGACGCAGGGCGTTGCACGGCCGCAGGCCTCCAGCCCCGGCGGTGCCCAATGAGCAACAAGCCACGTCCCGACCAGAAGACGCTGGACTCGATCGCCCGGCTGAAAAATACGGCCGAGTTCCAGGTCTACACCAAGTTTCTCCAGGAGCGCCTTGAATACACCAAGTCGCTCCTGGTGACTGCCACCCCTGCAGACTTCCAGGCCCTTCAAGGCCGCGCAATGGAGCTGCAGGACACCCTCAAGCTCTAACTGAGATCCAACTATGACCCGCATCCCCGCACGTGTGGCGGCAGATGCAGCTGACGCCGAAAGCACTCTGGCCTCTCTCGCTGCCGCTGCTGCGCAACCCGCCCCGAACCCCGACCAGACCCCGCCGGCCGACCCCGCTCCGGCGCCCGCTCCGGTACCTGCCCCCGCACCTGCGCCCAGCGTCCAGCCCGTGCCGGACCTGGCCAAAGAGATGCGGCGCATGCAGGATCAGCTCAATACCACCCTCGGTCGCCTGGAGTCCCAGAGCCGCGAAGCAGAGGCGTTGCGCTTGCAGCTGATGGAAGCCCGTGCGCAACCGCCCGCCGCACCGACACCCGCGCCTGTCCAGGCCGGGCAGATCACGGAGAAAGACCGTTCGGACTATGGCGAGGACCTGATCGACCTGGTGCAGCGCGTGGTTCGGATGGAGCATGGCGACACCTTGCGCGACCTGCTGGCCAAGGTTGCAGCGTTGGAAGGCCGTATCGGCAAGACCACCAACGAGGTCCAAGCGGCGCGCCATACGGCCGACGAAATTGCGTTCGAGCGCTATGTAACTGCACTTGATCGCCTTATTCCGGGTTGGACCGCCGTCAACGAAGAACCAGAGTTGCTTGACTGGTTGAAAAATGTGGATACAGTGTCTGGCAAGAAGCTGGGAGACATGCTCGACGAGGCGCATCAGAAACGCGATGCGAACCGAGTGGCGCACATCTTCAAGCTCTACAAGCCGGAACTCGGAAACGCCCAGCCGCCAGCTGCTGGCACGCCCGCCCCGGCAGAAACAGGAGCACCGGTGCCGGTTGTGGACCCGATGAGCCTGGCAGCCCCCGCGACGAACGCCGCGCCGGCCGCACCGTCACAGCCCCCCGTTGGTCGGATCTGGACACAGGCCGAGGTGGATGAGCTGTACGAAGCAAAGAACAAACGCCGCATTACCCCCCAAACTTTTGCCGCCCGTGAAGCCGAATATATGCAGGCTCTCGCGGAAGGTCGTGTTGTAGCCAGCTGACCCATAGACGAGGATTGACCCATGGCCGTTTACCCGCTTACTCCGGGACCCACCCCACCGGCTCACCCGGACTATTCCGGTAAGCTGATCCCCCAGCTGTGGTCGAAGAAGCTCCTGGAGCGCTTCTACGACGCGACCGTGTTGAACGCGATCTCGAACACCGACTACGAAGGCGAGATCAAGAACTACGGCGATACCGTGATCGTCAACAAGATCCCGGACATCACCATCAGCAACTACCGGATGGGCGACAACCTCAACGTCCAGCGCCCGGCGGCTGACACCGACAGCATGCTGATCGACCAGGGCAAGTATTGGTCGTTCATCATGGACGACGTGGCCGACGCCCAGTCGATGATCGACATCGTGCCGAAATGGGCCGAGAACGCTTCCGAGCAGCTGAAGATCATCGTCGACACCGAGGTGCTGGCGTACCTGGTCGGCAAGGCAGCGGCAACCAACCGCGGCGCCACCGCCGGCCGTATCTCGGCCAACATCAACCTGGGTATCGCGGCGACGCCGGTGACCATCACCCGCGACAACGTGATCGACTACATCGTCGACCTGGGCACCGTGTTGGACGAAGGCAACGCGCCGGAGGGCTCCCGCAAGCTGGTGATCCCGTCCTGGATGGCCGGCATGATCAAGAAGTCCGATCTGCGCGACGCCAGTCTGTCCGGCGACAGTGTCTCGATCGCCCGCAACGGTCGCCTGGGCACCATCGACCGCTTCGAGCTGTACACCTCCAACCTGCTGCCGAAGACCGGCGCGAACCACTATGTGTTCGCCCTGGATCCGAAGTCACTATCGTTCGCCACCCAGCTGACGAAGACCGAGCAGCTGCGTGCCGAGTCGACCTTCGGCAACATCTGGCGCGGCCTGATGGTGTACGGCCGCAAGGTGTTCCAGCCGGGCCTGATCGCCGAGGGTGTGGTGGTCAAGGGCTGATCTCCCAGCCCCTGACGTGATACGTTAAGCCCCGCCAGATTCTCTGGCGGGGTTTTTCTTAGGAGACGACCAGTGAGCCAAGACTACAAGAACAACGCAGCACCCAAATATTCCCACTACGTGAGCCTGGAGAACGGCGGGATTTACCCCGCAATGACGTCTCCGTCGGGCTACGAAGACCAGCATCTGACCGAATGGCGCGGCGCCAATCCGGCCGAGGTCGAGAAGTACCTGCGCGGCGAGACCGCCGTCGACGTCAGCCCGCTGCCGATCTCGCCTTCGCCGGTGTTCCCGCTGTCGAGCCCCACCACCCTCCAGCTGGCACCGGAAGACCCGGCCCCGCCGATCGCTCCAGCTCCACCTGCCGCGCCGGTGCAGCCGATCGCGGAAGCTCCGATCGTCCCGCCTGCTGCCCCGGTGATCCCGCGGGCGCCCGCCGAGTAAGCCACCATGGCCCGAAAAGTTCAGGACGTGATTAACCGAGTCCGCGAGGTTTTGCAGGACGAAGAAGCCGCGCGCTACAAAGATGAGCAGCTGATCGCTCACCTCATGGACGCGCTGCTGGCAGTGCGGTCGATCCGTCCTGACCTTTTCATCGGCGCATACAGCCAGCCACTGCCCGACACGCTGGTGCTGACTGATGTGCTGCCGTGCCCTGACTGGTTGTTTGCGGCCATTGCCTACTACGTGGCTGGCGCCGCCGAGATGCGAGATGACGAGTTCGCCCTTGACAACCGCGCCATGACATTGCAGCAGACGCTGACCAAAAAGCTTGTAACGGGGATGGTGTGACATGGCGGACGTACCCTTCTCTGCCCTCTACGACCAGGTGATGCCCTATCTACCTGGGGCTGACCTGCCGCTGGTTGACTTCCAGATCCGCAAGATCGCCCGCGACTTCATGAAGCGCACCACGATTCAGCGCGAGGACTTCACGTTCGTCACCCAAGCTGGGGTGCCGACATACCAGCTGACCCCAGCGTATGGTGAGGTGTGCTCGATCCTGACGGTGTGGGAAGGCGATAACCGAAACCCACTAGGCGTGGCAACGGAGGACCGACGTGGGCGTGTGGACGCCGGCTCGCCGCGCATGTGGTGGTCGATGCTCCCGTCGATGCCGACAATTTTTCCTACGCCTGACGGCGAGTACACCATCACCATCAACGCCGCTGTCTGCCCTACCTTGGCCGACACTATGCTCCCAGAGGTGGTGGTCGCCCAGCACGCTGAAGCGCTCGGCGCGGGCGTCCTGGCAGCCATGATGGGCATGCCTGGTAAGCCGTTCACGCAGTCTCAGGCGTCGCGCTCGAACGGTCTGATGTATAGCGGCGCAGTGCGCACCATCCGAGCTACCATCCGCGAAGGCGGGCAGCCCAACCACAGCACTATTACGGCGCTCCGCCGCTTCGGGAAGTGACCCATGCCACAGATCTACGCCAACAACGTCGCCGGCATCCTCAGCGCGAACATCGGCCCGTCTGACACGCTTGTCCTGCTCGGTAGCGGTCAGGGCAGCGCGTTTCCGTCCCCATCCAACGGCGATTACTACTATGCGACCCTTGTCCACCAGGTGACCGGGGTGGTCGAAGTGGTGCAGGTGACGGCCCGCAGCGCGGACACGCTGACGGTGGTTCGCGGCCGCGACAACACGTCTGCCACTTCGTTTGTGGTCGGCAGCGTGATCGAGCACCGAGTCACCGCGCAGATGCTGCGTGACATCGACTGGCGGACATCTGCTGACCAAGCGGGTGGCGTACCCTCGCTGGGCCTTGACACGCGCCTCTCCGCAGCGCGCATGCCCACCAGCGTGCCGATCATGACGGATGGCAAGCTGCTGATTGGCAACATCCCGGATGTTGTGGTGATCGATTCGGAGATGACGACTGCTTTGGGCAACTATATGCCTAAGGCTAGCCCAACATCGACCGGTACCCTCACGGCGGACTCGATTCGAGTGGACCCAACTGGGCAGGGTGTTAACACGTTGAGCGTTGGTAACGACGCGCTATTCCGTGACGTGAACCTTGCTAACACCATGGGCCTTCAGGGCACAGCTAACGCAGCGCTGGGGTATATAAAGTTTGGTAACGGGAACTCCCCCTCATTGGGGTGGGACGGGACCAATCTAGTTTGGGGTCCAACGATTCTTTGGCACTCAAATAACTTCAACCCGAGCTTGAAGGCCAACCTAGATAGTCCTATTTTCACTGGTGATGTGCGCCTGTTTGATGCGGTGCTGCAGGTCCGGCGACCTGGGCAACCCCAACAGGGTCTGATTTATATGGGTAACGCAGCCGCATATATTCTGTATGACGGAAGCAACTACAGCTTCAACGGCGGCAACTGCTATGCCGGCGATTTCATTTCTACTTCAGACCGCAAAGCTAAAGCCAATATTGTAAAGATCAACCCTCAGCGTGGTATCGCGGACCAGCTCAAGCTGGCCTCATATACTATGCGCCAATCAGGTGAAAGCGCGGTCGGTCCGATCGCGCAAGATGTGCAAAAGTATGCCCCGCACCGCGTGAGCAAGAACGCTGACACAGGCCTGCTGGGGGTCGACAAAGCAGGGTTGGCGCTGGACATGATCGCTGACCTGGCAGAGCGCGTACGCTTGCTTGAGAAGCAACTGAAGAAAGGGTAACCATGACCGCCATCCGCATCACCTTGTTCGGTGGCATTATCCCGCGCCTCGCCGACCGAGGGTTGCCGGATAACGCCGCGCAGTACGCCATGAATGCGAAGCTGTATTCGGGTGAGCTGCGCGCGTGGTCGCGCCTGCGCGAACTGGCGACTTTGCCGATTGCCAATTCTCTGACGACGTTTCACTACCGCCTTGGGGGGGTGGATAAATACCTTGCATTCCCGTTCCACACGTATGTGGTGAAAGCTCCATTGGTGAACGAAACGCTTGAGCGTATTTACTGGTCCAATATTAATGGCGTGTTCGTAAATACTGCTACCCGTATCGACGCCAATCAACCGGCGTTTCGGCTGGGGGTGCCGGCGCCGGGCGGTGTGTTCACAGTGGTCCCTACTGGTGGCACGCAGGCCAATGCGGTCACGCGTGTATATTTGGCCACCCTGGTTTCTAGCTTCGGAGAAGAAAGCACCACTTCAACTCCAGTTACCGTTACCGGTAACAGCGACGGTACCTGGACGGTCAACGGGTTGAATAACCTGGTGGTCGACTCTGTCAATTACCCGAATATAACCAAACTCAGGCTTTATCGCACCATCAGCTCAAGCGGTGGGACGGATTACCGGATGGTCAACGAGTGGCTGATCGGTGCGCGGCCGGCGAGCTATGTGGACAACATCACCGAGGTCGACATCGCGGATAACTTCGCGCTGCAGTCTTTGGGGTGGGACCTCCCGCCGGCCGGGCTGAAGGGCCTCATCGGCGTTGCCGGCGGGTTCATGGCAGGGTTCATCGGCAAGACGGTGTACCTGTCGGTGCCGTATCAGGCGCAGGCCTGGCCCGCTGACTACCAGTTCGCGGTAGAGGACAACATCGTTGGCCTGGGCACGTTCGGCCAAACGATCGTCATCTGCACGGAAGGGCGCGGCGCGCTGCTGACTGGCCCGTCTCCCGACGCCATGTCGTTGGCGAAGCTCGAAGGCGTGCAGCCGTGCTTGTCGGCGCGCAGCATTGTGTCCACGGTGGCCGGCGTCATGTACGCGTCCACTGACGGCCTAGTGTTGGTTGACGGCGGCAGCAGCCGTGCCGAGATCATGTCCAAGGCCTGGGTCACCAAAACGGAGTGGATGTCGCAGTTCGGCCCCGCCACCCAGATGTCCTCGGTGTACCAGGACCGCTACTTCAGTTTCTACAGTGACCAGCTGGGCTTGACGGTGGGCTTCGACGACCCGGTGACCGGCTTTACTGAGCTGCAGCTCTCGGGCGTGCAGTCGGTGGATCTGGACGTGCTAACCGGGCAAACGCTGATCACCGTCGGCAACAAGGTGTACGAGTGGGACGGCGACGCGACCTCGACGCTGGAGTATCAGTGGCGGTCCAAGCCATTCTTGGTGGCGAAGCCCGTCAACATGGGCGCCATCCAGTTCCGCGGAACGTTCGTTGGGTCCGGCCAGGCGCTCCCCGTGCCCGCTGCGCAGGGCATCGGCGGGTACTCCATCAACACGCTGGCTGTGGGGGCTGGCAAGCGCCCCACGAAGCGCTACGGTGGAAGTCTCAATGGGCCACCCAGCTGGCTTGCTCTCGGCGTGTCTCCCAATGGTGGGTCGATGAACTCAGGCCTGTCGATCAAGGTGTACGCCGATGGCGTGCTGCGTTGGTTCGGCAACGTCAATGACGAAGAACCGCACCGCCTGCCGTCGGGCTACAAGGCTGTACGGTGGGAGATCGAGATCCAGGGCTCCGAAGCCGTTTACTCAGCTGCGCTAGCCGGCACCTTCAAAGAGCTGGAGCAGGTGCTGTGACGTTCCAGATCAGCAAGCGCGCGCTGACCCCGCCCCGTGAGTCGGCGAACCGCACCAGCATCGAGAACCTGGTAGGGGCGGTCAACGAGCTTTCTGGCGCAGTGGGCATGCAGCAGCAGCGTGCGCTGCGCATCGGCGAACTCATCGACCTGGGGCTGCTCAAGCTCAACAGCCAGGGCACCCTGGAAATTGGCGAGTTCTCGGACACACTGTCGCTGCCGATGACCTCGATCGATTTGCTGGCGGCAAAAAACGAGATCCACAACAGCACGTTCGACTGGTGGCAGCGGCCGACAGCAGGTGCTGTGACGACGTCGACACCCGTGTACGGCGCAGACCGGTTCCGCGGCAATGTGTCCGGCCCGACATTGACCATGCAGCGCGTTGCCCTGCCGCTTGGCTCACTGTCGATGCCCTATTCCCCCGATTTTTTCTTGCGGATGAACACGACCGCAGGCACGACGGCCGCGCACTATTGCACCGTGCAGTATTCAGCAGAAGGGCTGCGTCGGTTTTCTGGCCGACGCTTTACCCTGTCTTTCTGGGCGCGCGCCAACGCAGCGCTGAACATTGCCGTTGAGTTCCTGATGAACCCCGGTGTTGGTGGAAACTCCAACGGCGCAGCATCAAACGGCATTGGTGTACGAAAATTCCCGATCTCGACGCAGTGGGCGCGGTACCAGGTCACGTTAGATGTGCCCAGCGTTGCGCTGTGGACACTGGGGCCAGCTGCCACTACGTCTTTCGGGTTCAATATTTGGCTCACGGCAGGGTCGAGCTTTGACGCACGAAGCGCAGCGCTGGGGTTGCAAGCGGGGGTGTTCGACTTTGCAGCGGTGCAGCTAGAACCCGGTGCGTACGCGACAGAGTTTGAGTATCTTGACCCGGGTAGGGTGTTTGCTGCCCTGCAGCGGTATTACGAGGTGGTGCAAATGGCGGGCTCGGTCGGTGTAACTTTTGCAGCCAACGGTGATACGCGCAGTAGCCCGGTGGGTTACATGGCAGAGAAGCGTGCCACGCCGATGGTGACCCAGACGGGCAGCCTGAACGTTATTGCTGGCGGTAGCGGGAACGTGCTTAATGTGGACCTGGGCACCATCTCACTCAGCTTCGACCGCCGTCGAGTTTGGGTTCGCCAGATCTCCAACTTCGCCGGCCTTGCGCCCGCCGGCAATGTGGTGGCCTGGGGCGACAATCAATCTGGCCAGCTGACGGCCTACATAGACGCGGAGTTCTAACCATGTACCAGCTGACGCCTGACCCTGACATCATCCTCTACAAGCCCGACAATGCGCTGGTCCCGCGCGGCCACTGGATGTGGGAGCAGTACGAGATCTGGCTGTCCGAAGGCAACACGCCTGAACCGCTGCCGCTGCCGTCGACCCAGGAGCGCAACGAAGCGATTCGGCAAGGCGTGGGCCGGTGGATGGACGAGGAGATCCGCAAAAACGGCTACGACAACATGGTGTCCTGCATCACCTACGTGAGCAGCACCAACCCGAAATTCGCCCACGAGGCGAGCTGCGCAGTCGTGTGGCGGGATGCGGTGTGGGCGCGCGCGTACGAGCTGCTGGCGAGCCCCCCGGCGGGTGTGACCACGCTGGAGCAGGTGGTGGAGCTTCTACCCCAGGCCAAGGACTTTGGCTGGCCTGACCGTGGCCCCATGACCCCGCCGGCATC